TCACGCCTGCTTCCTCTTCAAGATTGTCAGCACCGGTCCGCGAGAATCGGTTGCTGATACCATGTTCGCAGCTTCAATCAGATGCCCGAGCTCAGCGCCCGAGTAGTGACTGGTGATGCTGCCGTTCTTGTGCCCCAAAAGGGCCTTGCGGTCTTCCTCGGTCACGCCTGCTGCTCGCAGCCGACGGCCAAACGTGTGTTTAAGGTCATGGATCCTGATGGATGCATACCCAGGGTGAGCGGGGCGAAGGTTTTCCTCCTGCCAGAGTTTCGCCGCTCTCACCCGCGCCTTCTTCCAGGCCGAGTCGTTCATGCGGTGCATCGCGGTGCCGTTGTATGGGAAAACCCATTCCTTGCTGATGCCGCGCTGCTTCTCGATGATCGACCTGGCCACGCTGTTCAGCACCACCAGCCTCTCGTCACCGTTCTTCACGCCAGAGCGCTCATGCCTGCCACCAAAGTCGGCCGGTATCAGAAAAACGCTGGTGCCCAGTTCCGGTACCGCAATCTCCCAATCCCATCTCAGCTTGCAGACCTCCTGCTCCCGCGTGCCGGTGTTCACTTTGAACAGCGCCATGGTTTGCAGGTGAGCCGGCAACTCGCCAAAAAGAATCGACTGCTCCGGCCATGACATTGGGTACGGCTTGCGGCTCGATTTCTTCTCTTCCAGTTTCGTGAGCATCGGCACGCTATCCAGCCATGGCCTGCGCTCATCGTCTCGCCACTTCCTGGCACACAACGACAAAACCCGAACCACGCGCTCGATCGAGATATTCACCGTTCTGTTGCTGACACCTTTCTTTACCTTCCCACCTTCAAGCTTTTTCGTCGCCAACCTGTCCTTGATGAATGGCACCAGGGCCTGGTCATCAATGTGGGTCAGCGGCATGTCGCCAATGAATGGGTCGAGCTGTGAAAGGTGGTGCGCGGATAGCTTGATTGAAGGCTGATCCTTGAATTCCAGCAGGAAGCGAGTCGCCGCCTCCCGCCAGGTCCTGACCTTCTTCACACCGTACACCTTCTGCTGCCGGATCTGCTCCAACCTGAAGATCAGGTAGCGCTCCGCTTCTTCCCGGTCACCAGTTCCAGTGCTTTCGTAAAGTCGTTCTCCGTTGATTTTCTTGTCGATATGCCAGATGCCTTTCCTTTGGGAGAGGCCTGTGATCGATTTTCGCGCCATGATTTATCTCCTTTCTGGCGCTCGCTGCGGGGCGATTGTTGCTCCGTTGCGCCTTTTTTATCAATCGCCTTTGCCTCGACGTACGCCGTGGCCCAGTCGTCCAGCTCCTGTCGATCAAAGCCAACGCCGCGCCCGCCAATGGGGAACTCGCTGACGAAGGGCCTGACGGTCTCGTCGAAAATTGCCCGGCACATGCCCAGGTATCCAGGCGCTTCCTTCGCTCGGATGAATCGAGGTATCAGTTGCTGCGCGCCCATACCTACCTCCCGCCCACCGTGGGCCGCGCTGTCTTGATGATGTGGATTGCCAGGCCGAAGCTGATCAGCAGCCAGGCGCATGTGCCGGCGAAGGCGTAGAGCAGTGCGTCGGTGGTGCCTATGCCGACAAGGCCGGGCCCGGCCCATAAGAACCAGCCGAGTGTTCCTACCAAGTACAGAAAAGCGCCCAGCAGTATCAGGGTTAGTTTCATAGCGAACATGGGGTGTGTCCTAGCCGCGCGAGGCGGCATATAGGGGATTGGAGTGATAGCTTTCTGCCTATCTTTCAAACAGGACCGAAGCGGTGTACAAAAGGGTTCAACTNAGTTCGTGATGAGGCATGGACGTGTCACACAACTTCGATGCTCCGATAGCGCACGCTTACCGGGGCCACGTGATNTTTCTCAANTTCGACTGGCGTCGCCCGAACGACCAGAGCCCTGTTGCNGCAAAGATCATTGAGCCAGCACCCATCAATGGCTTGGGTGAGGTTGCAGCAGAGTTGGAAGGCCCTTGGCCTGACTATCCGGCGGCACTTGATGATGCGATGGCTGCAGCTGAACGATGGATCGACAGCCAGTTGCCCTGACGACGCTCACCGGCAGGCATGTAGGGGGATTGGGGTTAGGGCTTGATCGTGATGCCGACAGCGTCGATTGCTTTAAAGCAAGCGTTGCGCATTTGAATTTTGGCGTGGTGGGCATCCAGCCAGCTATCATCGATGGCGTCTTCTGGCGGTTCAGGCGAAGGCCCAACCGTTAGAAGTTCCACCACCAGCGTCTCGCGGGATGCGCTCCAGCCAATCCAGCACATGCCGACGTACAGATTGATGTACTCACCATTTGTCCGCTTCGACAGACTTGCGCCCGGAAACCGGGCCAAATGCCAAGCTTCGAACTTTTCCTGCGCTGTCTGCGTCATGGCTTATTCACCTTGTAGATGAAGACGTAGGCGAACCAGAGGGGGGCGATCATGGCGTCACCCGATTGATTTGCGCTTCGACCCATTCGCGCATCCTGATCCAGCGCTCTTCCGGCGTTTCAGGTCGCCATCCGGTGGTTCCGTCGGCCCTTAGCCCGTAAACGCCTGGGTGTTCGTCGTTCTCCCAGACGATTTCCCGGACCATAGCCTCGGCCAGCCCAAACTTGTCCGCGACAGCCTGTGAGTCATCTGGATCAATCACCGACATATCCAAGTTGCGCGCATTGCCAACAACCCCAAGAGTGCAGAATTCGCCTTCTGCCTGCAGCTCTTCGGTTACCAGGCGCTTAACCGGCATTGCGTCCATCGCTTCCGCCAGCTCTATCAGGAAGGCCTGGCCACGCTTGCCCCGCAGAGCCGAATTCACGGCGCCTCTCCAGCAGACCAATGCCCAGGTGTTTTCGCCGTCATCGCAATATCCGCTCCGGCTCATGGGGTAATCTCCCGGCGCGCCCACCAGCAGACCGGACCGTCGTCGGTGTCGTGAATGGCCAGGCAAAACCAACCTTCACCATGTGGCCGATCCGGCTCCCAGTAACTGCAGTCCGGGTCGCCAGCTTCGAAATAGCGCTCAGAGACCGCTTCGTCGCTGTGGTATTCGAGGCTCACCATCTTCACCTGCAAGCCCTGTGTAGCGATCCAGGCCTTGCACTTATCACCGTCGCCCTCGTCGAAGTCGGGCATATCGGGATGCTGGAACATGCCGTTTTCATCACGCACAACCGGCGCCGGATGAATCAGTTTTATCGTTTTCATGGTCGAGCTCGTCCTTGCCGCTATAGCGGCTGACTTTGGAGGGGGAGGGGTTGCAGGTTTTGGCGCAGGAGTACATCCGTACTCTTTCAGGATTTGACGCCCAGCATCTTGTCGATTGCGGCGTTGTGGCCGGTGACGTACTCGTAGGTGTGCAGGCCGTCGGTCATAACCAGGGGCTCAGGGATTCGAACCGTGGCGGTCAGGCGGGCTGCTTCGTCAAGGCAGGCGTTCCAGCCCCATTCCGAATCGCTTTGAGGCGAGAAGTCTCTACGCTTAGGCAGCACCACCGATACCGGCGCGGGCTGCTCGGCGCCGAACGCCAGATACGCAACCCACAGGCCCTGCACATACTCATCGGCGTAACCGGTGCCGTCGTCGCCGCGGGCCAGGGATCGACCATCGAGGAAGCCATATACCGGGTGCTTGGTTGCCATCACCCATTTCTGGAATCGCTCACGCTTACCTTCAACTTGCGATTGTGCGCAAGCTACCGATTCAGCCTCCAGTAGGGTGCGCAGTCGATCCCAGGCCTCGTTAGACTCGGTGGTCGAGTGCCCGTGGATCAATACCAGCTCCAGATCCTCACGCGGCACGCCGTCAATCGTTTGGTTGGTGGTCATGGCTTCACTCGTCCTGTATATCGCTGAAATGGAAGCAGCGTTTGTTGCCTGTTTTGATGTTGAACCCCGTGATGTTTCCGGGCTCGCTCCAATACGCATATGCGTGACTGGTCACCTCTATGGAAACAATTGAGCGGCCCAGCTTAGCCTTGACCTTGCATCCCACTGGGTATGCATCCTTGAGAACTGCAACAAGTGATAGCTGCGCCTCTTTAATGGCGTTGTTCGCGTCGATTGCGTCCTGCTTTGTGTATCCGATACGGGTCATAAATCACCTCAAATCAGTTGTGCCAGTGCCAGCAGGCACCAGCAGTACGTGGGGAGTTGGGTTAGGGCTGTTCGTTCGGTGTCAGTGGCGCGACCACATCCATCCGGAAAGAGGTTTCCGGATACCGCTTTGTGAGCGCCCGAAGATCCGAACGCGCCTCGACGAAGTCCGAATACCGTGCTGCGAACATTGGGTCTGAGGTGGTTTGCAGTTCGTCGCCTTCGTCCTCGTCGCTTCGGACGCCAAGGAATCGATCACCCAACGCGAAGAACACCATGATCACGTAGTCATTTTTCATCGCCACCACCCTCTACTGGCCTGTACAGCTTGGCGGTGCAGCTCATGGTGTCCGGGTATCCGCCCGGCCTGCCCATGCGGTGCGCACCGTTCACGACCGGTATTCCTGCCTGACATCCGTCACACTGGTTGCGCTTTGCCTCTGCTGGCTTGAGTGCGGCCTGAATGGCTTTGCCGTGCTTCTGCAATACATGCCACACGAATCCAGTACTGAGTTCCGCCGCCACCAGAATCCCGTCATCGTCATTGATCAGCTCTTTCAGCTCGCGAATCAGCATCGATACTCGACCCTCCAGCACGTCCGCCCGCTCATCCGCTGCGGTCAGCAGGGCTTGCAGGGCATCAACCTTGTTTACTGCCCGGTCATATTCGCCTTTTACCTGGCCAACCTCGTTTCGCAGGGCGTCACGCTCGGCGGTAACCCGGTCGAAGTCGGTGGCGTAGAAAACTTCGGCGCCTTCATAGATATCACCAGCCAGGTGACGCGTTACTTCGGACACAGTAATTTCCTTCCGGGCCATGCCCGGACGGTGGAGTGGGGGAGTTAGGCGGCGAGGCGTTGGTAAAGCTCGATGATGTCCGCGGCGTTGGCAGCAACCAGTGCCTCGGCTTCGTCCGGACAGACGCTATTACCGATCAGCCGCACCTGGTCGGCCTTCTTGACGTCGCGCCATTCCTCGGCACCGGTAAACGGGTCGACAAACAGCCCGCGGTCAATGATGTAGTCCTTGTCGAAGCCCTGCGCGGCCTTCAGCTCAGGCGGTTGCAACATGCGCAGGGTGATGTCTATCAGCACGTAGCCGCCGACCATCACCATTTCCGCCGGGTCTTTGAAGTGCTCCGGCAAATACTTGTGCATGAACGCGGCGCAGCGGCGCGCGCCTTCCATCTGATCAGGAGTCAGCGCATCGGGCACCTCTACAGTCTCGACGACCGCAACGCGATCTTTTGTCGGCAGCGTGTGCATCGGCTCATTGAGCGATATTCCGTCCTTCTCGCGGCCGTAGTACTTGACCAGGTAAGCGCTCACCAGGCGCTGGTTGGCGCCGGACTGACAGATTGTGGATATCGGGTCGTGGGCCGATCGGCCGTCGCCTTTGTAGAAACCGCCATTCGCCTGTTCGAAGAACGCTGTGACGATGCCGTGGCGCGCAGCTCCGGCCAGAACTGTTTGCGCCGGGTCGTCAGGTGAGCAGCCCGCTGCGTTTTGCCCGAATGCAGTCATGTGTGCAGCGACCATCGCGAAGTGTCCGCCCTTGACTTGTGCGACCTGCGTGCGCAGTGGCTCTTGGGCGTCGAAGTTACGTTGAGATGAACCATTGGCGCACTCGGTGAGGAACGGCGCAGCAACCGGCTGCACCAATGCGTGATGCGTGCCGCCGGCGCTGATGGTGGAAAGCGCTTCATCAGTTCCGTGCGTGCTGGTGTGCGCCGACGACGTTCCGCGCATCGGGACGATGAAAGGCTTCGCACTGGTCAGCACATGCCGCCAGCAGCCCTTGGCCACGCGCCGCATGGTGTTCTCGGCCATCGGCTTTTCACGAAAGATCGTGCGGCCGAGGTTGCTCCAGTCGATGCACTCGGCGGCAGAGCGCCACGGCAATTGCTTCGCGGCGGGCCGCTTGTGGCGTTTTGGCTCCGGCCAAACGATTGGCTTGCCGTCGCTGCGGGCCACCAGGTAAAGGCGTTTGCGAATGGTCGGGGTGCCGGCGTTCGCCGCGATCCGCTCCCGCCACTCGGCGTTGTAGCCAAGCCCGCGCACCAGAGCTTCCATTGGCACGAATTCACCGATCGCCTCGATAATTTCCGGCATGTCAGGGTGATCAGCTGGTAGCCCGGTACTGATTGCGGCGATGAACGCTTTGAAAGTGCGGCCGCGCTCAGACTTTATCGGCTGGCCGTCATCGTCGATCGGGCCCCAGTCGCAGAACTCTTCAACGTTTTCGAGGAAGAGAAGGCGGGACTTCGTGACGAACAACCAGCGAATCACCACCCAAGCCAACCCACGCACACCTCGATCGCGGGGAGCGCCGCCCTTTGCCTTGCTGTGATGGCGGCAGTCTGGCGATGCCCAAATGATCGCGACCGGCTGCCCGCCAGTGGCTTCACGCGGATCAACTTCGAACACGTCTGCCACATAGTGCGCTGTCTTGGGGTGGTTGGCGCGGTGCACAGCCAGGGCGATTGGATTGTGGTTCACCGCTACGTCCGGCTCCCGGTATGCTCTGGCGATACCGGTGCTGGCGCCGCCGCCGCCAGCGAACAGGTCGACCACCAGTTCCTTTTCGAACGGCAGGCCCATGCTCGGCTGGCCATGGATGAACTGAGGAAGTTTCTGTTGTGCGGACATAGGGGATCCTCGCCGGCTGGCGCTGTTCAGTGATATGGGGTATTACGGGTGACCGGCATGGAGCCGGATCAGGCGGGTTCGATGATTTCGTCGCCCGGGTCTTTCTGGATGGCGAGCAGGCTTTTATTGCGGAATTCTCGCGCCACAATTTCCGTAGGTTCGAAAACGTGGCGCGGCGGATTTAGTAGCGGCTGGCATTTCGCGGAACCCATCGCGTGCAGGTGATGAATCATCAGCGTCATCGCCTCGCCCTGCTCAGTAATGCCTGACCACTCCATCAGGTCGGCCAGGGCCTGGCGCGTGCCGGGGCGAACCCTGAGCCTCAATTCCTCTTCGGCAAGTGCCACGCGCTTCCTGGCAGTTTTTGCCGAGCGTTCCTGCACAGTCTTGGCCATGGCCTACCTCTTCTATTCCGCTGGCCGGCAGTGCGAGCCAGGTTTGACGTTTGCGTTGTTGGGTGCGGGCTATGCGGCGCATGAATCGACCTTCACCTGGTGCCAGGCGCCGACCGCTTCGAAGATCCGCGCGGCGTGCGCCTCTTCCAGCGACATCGCTTCGGGAATGGCGATCCAGCCCGACGCGACCATCTGGCTTTGATTGGCCTCAGCGCGCAGCTTCATGTAGCAATGCTCGATCACGTCTTCCAGGTGGTCGGAGAGGTAGACGCCTTCGGGCGCCACCTCCACCGATTTGCTGTAGCGGTCGCCGCGGGCGTCGATGCAAAGCGCGCTCAGGTAGATCGTCCAGCGGTGGGGGATGCCGCATACGGCTTGGCCGATCTTACCGGGAGGGATGTTCTTCAGCGATTTGTAGTTGATCATGCCCTGGCGACCGCTGGGATCGATGTTCACCACTGCGACGTGGTTGGCGGCCAGCAGCGACCGGCATGACCGGTCAATGCGGGCTTTGAGGTTGTGGGGTTTGCGCTTGCTCATAAAGCCTCCGCGAGTTTGCGCAGCGCTTCACGCTCGGCCCGGGTGATGGGCGGCTTGCAGCGCTTGAGGATGGTTGTCGGGTCGATGAATTCCGAACGCTTCGCCGGGTCTGGATTGATCGCCGGGCTATCGCCGATGGTGAGCTTGCCGCCGGCGGCCAGATGCCGCCGGACCTGACTGGAAAGCTCCAGCGCTTTCTCGCGCCGAAACTCGATGTCTGATCTGAGGTTGCTGATCATGCTGCCGCCTTGGCCAGCGTCACCCCGGCCATGCTGAAGGTTGAACCCTGCGCTGCGACCATCGCGTCGAGCGCTTCCCAGTTGACCAAGAGTACGGTGATCGGCGCCTGACCATATGCCACGGCCTTCACCAGGGCCTCGAAGTCCGTCACGTTGGCCTGCAGCGCTACCTGCTCCACGGTGTGGCTCGCCGCAGGCTTTGTGGCCTGGCCGACGGGTGCCGCCTGGACCGGAGCGGTGCGGACAGGCTCTGGCGTCGCCACCTTCTCCACGACCGGCTCTGGCTTGATGGCTGCCAGTCGCTGGGCTTCCTGCTCTTCGGCGATGCGCTTCGCGCTGGCCTTTTCCTTCTCCGCCTTCTGGTGTTCGGAGATTCGGAATTTGATCAGCGTCACCAGGTCATCGTTGGCTTTGGTGACCAGCTGTTGCACGTCGCTGAACAGGAAGGCGTGATCAGCGGCGAGCTCCGCCAGACTGGTCAGGTTCAAGCGAATGCCGTCCGCTGCCTGGCTTGCATCGATCTTCGCCCGGGCCAGCTCGGTATCTACTGCGTCCTGAAGGCTGGCGATGGTGCGCTTGTTCTTCATGGCGCCAGCGAAGTCCGAAACGACATGAGGCAGGGTGACTTTGCCAAGGGTCCTGTTGATCCCGGCGATGTGTTCCGCAAGTGCGAGCTCTGCCTTTTGCTTGATGGTGGTCTTCACCAACAGCTCCTGGGCCTGCACGAGCTTATTGACCTTCAAGCGCGTCTCGCGGGCGTGGGCACTGATACGATCCAGCGACGAGAACAGTTCGTCGATGCTTTGGGTCTGCGACAGGGCCTGCTTCTTGGCGGTAGCGACAGCCTCTTCAACGTCACCACACCATTTGACGGCCTTCTTCGCGTCGGCGAAGTCCTGGTCAGTGGTCAGCGTGGTTTTTACCGAGTCAATGACCGCCAGTGCCGACTGCTCAAACACTTTCAGGTTGCTGGCGGTAACCATGCCGGTCAGCTCAATGCGCAGCGCTGGCAGCTCGTCCGGGGCCTTGCCGACCACGATTGATGGGGTGTCCGCCACTTCGTGCGCAGAGAGATCCGCCTCGAACTGTTTCCAGCCTTCGACCAACTGCTCGGCGCGGCCCGCGACCGGGCGATATTCCATGCTGACGAAGTTCTCGGCAGTGCCGTCGGAACAAACGAAGATGACCCGCTCGGCGCCGCTCACCAATAACTGCTGCTCAAGCTGCCAATAGTAGTGCGGTGCCAGGTCCTCAGCTTTCACTTGGGCGACCAGTGATTCGTTCCAGAGCTTGTGCTCGAACAGCGTCTCACCGAGCTCCGTCGCGCCGTCCAGAGAGGCCAGCAGATTGCCTTCGGTACCCACGACCGGATACAGCTCTTCGCCGATCATGACTTCCACTAGGGGGCGAGCCAGCGCCTCAGTCGCGTGACCCTTGTCGAAGATGAACTGCTGCGAAGGCGTCACATCTGGCGCGATGCCGGTCTTCTTCAGAGTGAGAAGCTCGGTGCGGGTCTGGTACTTCGAAGCGCCCATCATTGCCGGAGCTTCAGAAGCGGTGAAGTGCTGAGCGCGGAGGGCATGCCATTCGGCAGAGCCTTGAGCAACGTTATGGATTTTCATGCTGCTGCACCTTCGAGTGGCTTGATCTGGTTGATGGAGTCGATTTGTTCGGCGGTCAGCGTGTATTTGCTGCTGACAGTGGCGATCAGATGCTCTGGCGATGACTTGCCGTCCTCAATCGCCTTGCGCCATCTCGGCAGGTTCTCTGCCAGCTTTTCGTCGGGATACGCCTCAAGCTCCGTCGGCGCCGCGATCTTGGCTACGCTGGCGAGGGGCTGGCCGTTCTCGCGGTCTTTCGGCATGTCCTGCAACTCTTCCGCGACCGGCATGCCGCGCAACACATCAGGGAACACGTCACGCAAGGCGAAAGCTCGGGCCCGCATTTGGCGCATTCGCTTTGGGTGCTGGGTCCACGGGCCTTGCTTGCCCATCAATCCCGCCGTCTTGGCATCGTCCATGTCGAAGGTTCTGACCTGCTCGTCTTCGCCGCGGCGCTTCACTCGGCAGGTTGCCGCGTGTCCGTCGTCGCTTTCGTAGACGTACTCACAAAGAGGCGAGCCCCGCACCAGGGCAATCACTGCGTCACCCCAGAGCGCCGGGCGCCCGTTGATGACCGCGATGTTCTGCATCGCTTGCAGCGGTTGCAGGCCCAACTCCAAACCCCACTGGATCGCAACCAGGATGTTGCCGGGGTTACCGAGGAACTCTTTTGGCACGATCGTCGACTTGGCCAGGATGTCGGCAAAGGCCATTGCCTCGGTAAGCGACGACGGCGTCAGGCTGAAACTTTGCTTTGTGGTTAATTCGGACACGACAGAATCCTTGCCGCGATGCACGCAGCGTTTGAAGGTGTGGGGTTATTGAGTGACGCGATCAGCGAGGGCGCTGATCAGCATCAGGAAGATGAAGACGGAGATGGCGATTAAACTTCCGCGGAGGATGGCGGCACGTTTTGCACGCTGGTAGGAGGTCAAGCTTTCACCTCATATGTGATCGTCCACTCACCACACAGGCAGGCCCTGCGGCTCCAAGCGTGAACATTTTCAATGCTGGCTAATTCAGCAGAGTGTAGAGCGTCTTCCCAAGTTGCGCCCTTGAACACCATCAGTACGCGGTCGATTGGTACCGCCATGAATTCGGGCAGTTCTTCAATTTGTTCGTCGATCAGCGATTTAACCGGTGCGGTACTCATGGGAACTCCTTGCGCTGCCTGCAATGCTTCAGCAGGCGCTGGCAGTAATGGCTGAATTCTTCGAGGGTGATCAACTGATCCGTCATCAGGTTGGTGATGATCTGCTGAACCAGAATGCTGTTACCGGGCGGACTGTCCGGATGCGAGAGGCTATCCAGCGCTTCATCGATAAGGATGTGCGGGCTCATAGGTCCGCATCCACGTCGCCTTCTGCCTCTTCCCGCTCGGCTGCAACCGCGTCGGCGGCGTAGGGCTTGAGAAGGGTCATGGCGATACGCTCGGCGGATTCAATGGGGCGTTGCTCGCCAATCAAGTCGGCGGCGTGGCCGCGCGAGTCGGCCTGGCTGCCAAGGACTGCCGATAAGAACAGGCGGGCGAACGAGTCGCGCTGATCCAGGCCGTCGATCTGGCGTTGGTTCAGGTGGCCCTGCAGGTACGTGCAGAACCGATCGAACGTCACGACCTGCGGCTGGCCGTAGCGGCGCTTCCATTTGATGTCCATCCCGCACACCAACTGCTCGGCCGAGTGCTCCAGCCACTCCTGCTCCAGATCCTCCTCGCTGATCTCTGGAGGCAACTGAGCGTCGTAACGCTCCTGGCATATCTTCAATGCTGCGTTCATAGTCGCCTCCAGGGTGGCGGGTTAGTCGTAGTAGTCCTGATCGGCCAGGTACTCGGAATGCTCATTCACAAGCCACTCTTCCATCGAGGCGATCTCAGATTCAGTCATGAAGCTGGTGTCGTCTTTCGATTCCCACTCGATTTCGCAGTGCCCGTGATACTCATCGGGATCAGCGGCCTGCGAGCTGAAGTTGCCTTTCGAGGCCGAGAAAGAGACAACGGTCAGGTTGACGGCAATGTCCTCGCCATCCTTGACCGTCCAATATTCGTAAGTGCGGGCCATAGATGCCTCCACAGTGGCGTTATTCGGTGGGCGGGGCGGGGAGTGGCTGCCAGTGGGTTACTTTTTTAATGCATTCCCGGATAGCGAACTTTTGAACCTGTCCAAGCTGGTAGAACACACCAGCGCCGCGCCAGATTCCGTCCGGGTGAAGAATTGCCAAGCCCGTATCCAGGCATGGCTCGCCATCAGCGTCGGAGTGGTAAGCCACGATTACCTCAATCGGGAAACCCGGCAGCCGGTCTTCAACCTTGATCCAATCGCTCATGGCGACCTCCAGTGTTTGGGGTTAGGCGGTAGCTTTGGCGATCAGGTTGTCGTATGCCTCGACTCGCTCATGCAGGACCGGCATCACATCGACGAGACCGCGAAATATCGTCACAGCATCTACAAGAGCCAGAAGCAGTTGAGGCGACATCGCCATCAGCTTTGCGTTGGCTTCTCCCTCGGCGATCAGGTGGTTGTAGGAGGCGATCACGATGTCGCCATCTTCGGCCGTTACCTGCGCCTCGATCTTGTCGACGTGGTTGTAGCCAGACCAATACGACCAGGGGCCGGGCGTATGCTTCGTTTCCATGACTCTCTCCATTCGTTGGTTCACCTGTATTCGTTCAACACTCCTTCCTCCCGCTGGTTGCCGATGGGCGCGGGGTGAGTGCTGACGGGTAGAGGCGGGGAAGGGTGCCGGTTACGCTGTCCGGTTCCTGCGCTCTGTGGGGTAGGTACCCAGTCGAACAGGACGATTCGATGCAGGTGCCCGCTTTGCGCGGTGTGTGGTGGTCATCCGCATCGGGTAAGCCTCTGATCGCTTTCTCTTGTCGCCCGGTTGCGGCTTCCGGTTGCCACACCGGTTATATTTGCTCGGGCATACAGAGGACATTGCGCAGAGGCTTACCCGATGCGCTCTCATAGAGAGGATCGGGCAGTTAACGACAGGCTGTCGTGGCGCTGGTTGTTCAGTACGGCTTTTCAACCTTTCCTTGGTCTTGGAGGCTTTTGATGTGAAAGAGGCCGTCCAGCATGGCGTCCATCTGTTTGGCCAGTTGTATGCGAAGGCCGTCTTTCAGGGCGCCCGATACGTTGCGCACGCTCTGGGTCATTTCCTTTGTGAAGTCTTCGGCGCAGACCTGAGTCATGATGTATTCGGCACGGGTGACCGTGTTGTAGTCGCTCGTCGCGGCCTTGCCTGTGCGCGGCTCAACCTTCGCAGACCAGTAAGCGTTCACGGTCTTTTCCAGCTCTTTGCGAATTGTTGTGGCCGGACCTTCTGGCTCGCCCCAGGTATTTACCCGGCGATACTCGCGCTCAAAGGAACCGTTGATGGTTTCGTTGATTGCCGCCTCAATTTGCGCTGTCACACGCTCGTTGAAGATCTTGTCGATGCGCTTCTTCAGTTCCGCAGCGACCATGCCGGAAAGGTCATCGCCGTCGCGTAGTAGCTCATCAGATACCTTGGCTACGATTGCGGTTTTCAGATCGTCTTCGTTGATGTTGAGCATTTTGTGACTCCCGTTGATTTCCAATGCCGCCTCATCGAAGCGGCATCAGAAATCTGTGGCGCCGTGACCCGCTACTGGCGGCCGTCACCGGCTTGAATCAAATGTGGTCGCCTGTTTTTGCAGGGACAGGCTCCCTGTTTCCTCGCTTTCCACAGTCGAGGGAAAACCATATGCTTCGGCTTCCACAGTCGAAACAAGGAATGTCTTTATGGCGAATTACATGGTGCGGGTTGAGCTTTTCAAAGCTGACAGTGAGGAATACGCAGACTTACATAAGGCTCTGGAAGCGCTTGGGCTCAAGAGAACAGTCCAAGGGGATAATGGGATTCTCAGGATGCCGCCCGGCACCTACTACGGAGCAAGCTCGCTGGGAACCTATGAGCTGAGGGAGAAAGTTAAGGCCGTTGCCGCCCCTTTCTCCTACCCGGCCGATCCTTCAGTGTTTGTTTCAGAGTCAAGCGACTGGTCTGGTTGGCTTCGACCAGCCTGAGACGAGCTACCGCCACCAGCGGAAGGTCTTCCTTTGGGCATTTCACTTACCCAGTAGGCCAGGTAGTTTGAAGCGATGGCGAAAGCCTCATCAAAAGTGACGCTTTCATCCGTCGCGATCTCCTGAATAATCTGGCGAAACCGCTCAATCTGATCTTCGTTCATCTCACTCTCCTGCTTTCCGCGTGGTCCTGAGTAGGGCCACCTGGAGAGCATCCGGCCCACACTCGGCAGGCCGGTATTCTCTTTCTCGGGGGATCTTAGATCCCAACAGCCAACCGCGGTGTAGTCCATGTAATGGCGTCGCACCCGTCAGCACTCTTTAATCTAGGGCCATCTACGCTGCTGGCCACGGGGTGAGGCATCCCCTGTACCGAACTTAAAGGTGTTCGGCTCGCTACCTTCTTGCATTTCGGCCGGTGGTGATCCGGCAAGGGTGAAGCTGTGCGACTAAAGAGCGGTCAGGCCCTGAGGCCCTGGCGAGTCCCTGTTGGGTGACTCGATGGAGTGAACATTAGGCATTCCTTCTTTTGTAGTCAATAGGTATGCCTAATTATTTTTCGTTAGGCATGAAAAAACCCGCTCAGTGGCGGGCTTCTACATTTCCTGTTCGGTTACGGCGCGTAGCCAAACTGTTTTCTGAAATCATCCTCAAGCTTGCGGCAGGCGCCGCTGATTATTCCTTTAGCTCCAGCGGAGCCTGTGTAGCTGCTTTCCTCTCGATGGCATAGATCAATTGCATCGCGTGCACGCGCTTTTGCTTTTCCCTCAGGTGTGTTTCCGACAATGGCGCCAAACCCTAGGAACAGCACAACCGCCACTACCAGACCTATCACTATCTTCCCGATCATTGGTATCCCTCCCGTAATTGAGCCAGCACTTTACCATTCGTGGCGTACAGCCACCATTGGCATCCAGGGCGAGGGTGCGCAAGAACCAAGTGGGGCTGGTCGTTAACATGCCAGGCACCTACTGCGGAGTTAATTGCGTTGGATACGCGGGCAGATCAGTGGAGTACAGGGGAAAAGAGCGCCCTGGCAGCCTCGTCCAGTAGCCTATCGATCTCAACCAGTTCGGCCTCTTTGATATCAATCGCACTTTTATAGGCGCATGCCATGAACTGCAGCACCTCAAGGTCTGAAATCTTCGCAAGATCTTCTTTAAGGTCGGGGCGCTGGCTGAGTAGAAGCGCTCGAATCTCTTGTGCTGTTTTCGATTTTTCCATGCGTGATTCCTCCATAGCTCAGCCCAAGTCTAGCCCAAGAGAATGCGTAATAACGCCCGCTGATCGCCAGATTGCCGAAGGGGTGGGTCTAGATACAAGAAGCCCGGCGCTGGGCCGGGCTATTGAATACAGCTACATTTCAAGCAGCGCGGAGCGCCGAAGTTAACTGCGCTGGCGAGGTGTAGATCAGAACGGATGCGCATTCAGCTAGAGCGGCAGAGGCCTTGGCAATTTCATTCGCAGCCGCTTCCTCAAAAATCACCGTCCGACGAATGCCAGGTATCGCATTCTTGATGTCGATCATTTTTCCAAGCGCCTGGTACACAGAGGGCCAGTAAGGAGTGCCGCCTACCGCGCTGATAGTTTGCACCACTTGAATCTCAGCCTTGTCGACGTCAATGGCAAACGGAAATTTCAGCTGGTGCCCGCTGGCTCCTGTAATTGAGTAATTACGCTTCACCTTGCCAGGGAAGGTCTTTCTCAAGGCGGCGGAGATAAGGCTCTCGAATCTGGACTCTCCACTCGCTTCCCATTGCCCGCAATGGTGGCTTATAGCGGTGGCAGCATCGATTATCTGCGTTAGATAAAACGGTGCCTCGGCTTGATCGCAGGCAACGAAAATCTCACCATCATCAGAAAGCTGGACATGATTTTCCATAGCTATCGCTGCCAGCTTTCTGCCGCGCGCGGCCGTTGGCTGGATGCCGACAGTCATCGCGTGGAAAAGGGTGTCTGCGTTATCCGAGATTCGGACCCTGCCGCGACCTATGTCTTGGACGTAGGCACCGATCAAGTTTCCGTCGTACGGGACGGAGACATGGCTTTCCATGTAAATAACGCTTTCGCTTACCGGGATACAGGTTAGAGCGAGTGCGCTTCCAAGGTCTGCGCAGTTCATATCAGCCTCAATTGGCCGTCATGGCCTATCTCATCAGGTAAATTCAGTTTTGGTGCGCCTGTGATATTGACACGCATCAGAAACAGCTGCCATAGCTGTTCAGCGGATTCTCTGGGAATGGGCTCAGCGTACCCATAGGACGCCTCAAGCACTGGGATGTGCATGTGTGGATGGCCTATGGTTTGCTGGTAGTAGGCGAGACCTTTTCCGACCTTGTTTCGATGGCGAGTGAAGCCACCTTCGTCGACGGCGAATGAGCGGCTGCTTTTCACAAAGAACCCGAAGTAAAGGTGCTCGGGTACGCCATCAACCTTGCCAGCCTTATACTCAAGCTGGACGAAAAGACCCTCCAGGGTTCGCTCGCCTACCATGAGCGTTGCACGATACTTGTGCGTCGATGGCCACTTATGAACGCTGGTCATGACCCAATCAATTCGGTCCCCGCCAAACCATCGTTTCTGAGTATTGATGCCCTTCATAGCCTCTTCATAAGGTATGAGATTCTTAGAAACCATCCTGGTACTACTCCTCACCCTTATTAATGCAGCTTACAATTCCCGCCGCGCTACCTACTCAGCCCGTTCCCGCACGATCCGGCCATCCCGCACCTCATCCGCATACCCGGCGAGCTTGTCCTCGGCGGACTGCATCACCCGGCAGATCTTCAGCACGGCCTGGGCGTCTGCCTCATTTCCGGCCAGGCTCAATCGCTCAGCGATTCGCATCAGTTCGACAGCGGACCACTTGAGGTCCGAGGCGATGCCCTGGAGGTCGCGCTTTAGGTCTTGATTAGGTTTGGTTAGGGTCATGCTTTAACCTCAGATCTTCTGCGAGCCTCTGACTGAACCGCTCCACAGGAATGCCGGTAAGCTTAAGAACCGCTTGAGCAACCTCAATGTCTAGAGCCTTAGTACCTAGAAAATAATTATTAATGGTCGAAGTGGATACCCCTATCTCGCTCGCTATGGCGCTCCGAGCTAGACGATCCGCCTTTTGCCTGCTTGCGTTATAAGCGGCAATCGCTCTGCGAAGGGCTAGGCACTCGTCTTCTTCCCATATCCACAAGCCATGATTACGCATAAATTCTCGCTCAAGTGCGCAATGCCATTCTGGCTAGGTAGGTCGCACAACCTTCACGCCTTCACCGCATCCGCAAGCGCCGCCGCCCGATCCGCATGCTTGTAGAGTTTCGCAATCAGCATAAGGGCAGCTGTCGCATCGACATCTCGGCAGTCCTTAGTGATTCTCAGCACTTCGTCTGCGGCCTGCTCGATATCAAGCGCTAGGGTCTTGAGTTCGCGGCTTAGCTCTTGGTCGGGCTTGGTGAGGGGCATGGGGCCTCCGGCAGAACTCTGTGCAATTTTTATCCGGCTTTAGCTTTGCAAAGTCGCATCGCCACGTTTTGAGCGCCGCCAAGCCTTTCAACAATTGACTCCCAGGACTTGCTGCTGGCAACGGAGAGAGCCGCCGCGTGCTTTCCTGTGCTACGGGATTCAACTGCCTCACGGATAGTCAGTAGAAAGCGCAAGAAGTCGCCGCCACTTACTGGGATCTGACCAATTTCGGAGGCCATCGTCGCCTCGTATTCGAAAAGGCCGGATAGCCTTGTGCACGGCACCCAAATGCCCTGCCAGGACCTTTCGATAATCTTCGGCGGGGGCTGCGTGCGATCCCAGTGAGTATCGTTATGGTGCTGCAATATCCTAAGTGGCGTCCTTAGCTGCATAGTTGCGCAGAATTTGAAGTGCTGGATCAGTTCTGCATCATCCCACTGCGGCACTTCGCTCTTGTGCGTCATCCGTGGCATTTTGGTAATCGCCTAAAGCTTCCGGGCATTCCAGACAAGCAGAACACGGGCCTGGATATGCACTTTGGCGAGCATATCCCCCTCGATCATGATTGCTGGGTACACGGGGTTATCTGAAATCATGCGCAGGGAGCCGCCTGTCAGGCGCTGAAGCCGCTTAATGAAAAGCTCGCCCTCCAGCGTGAAGACATAGATCGCATCGGTTCGGATCTCGGTTATGCCGCGATCTACCAGCAGGGCGTCGCCATTACGGAAAGTGCCCTCCATGCTGTCACCATCGCCATCGATGATGGCCAGGTTCTCTAGCTTGGAATACGACAAGCCCTGAGTCTTCAGCCAGTCGAGATGAACGGTAATATCCCTGATCACTTCGATGTGATCGGGCGGCACTCTTCCCGGCCCCATTGAGCCGGCCACGTCCAGCTGAGGGATCGTGATGAAGCTGGAATCTTGCGATTTTCGGCGAGACTCAATCAGCACGACATTGCTCTCCTTGCTTGCAGGCTGCGCTCCACCATCCACCCCCTTACGCATCGGCCCCTTTCCAGTAGCCAGCCACATCGGCATCACCTTCAGATAGTCGGCGGCGATCAAAAGATTCTGCCCCTCAATCGTCTTGGTCTTCCCTGAAATCCAGTCGTTTACAGACGGCGCGCGAATTCCGCAAGCGCGAGCCAGCGCGGCCTGCGTAACTTTTGGTGGGCCGGCCATCGCCAGTTTTAACCGTTCTTGAAGTGTCCTCATTAGGGGAGCCTAACACCAGGCATCTAAGGTATTCCTATTGACCTAAATAAAAGGTATGCCTAATATCCGTACCTATGCGAATAGCCGGAGAAATCAGGCATGAACCCAAATGAAATTATTGACGCTCTCGGTGGCACTTTCCGTGTCGCTGAGCTGTGTGAAGTGCGACCCCCATCAGTAAGTGATTGGAGGAAATACGGCATCCCAAGGGCTCGAATGATGTTTTTGCGCATCGCCAGGCCGGATGTTTTCAAGGAACTGGACGCCCAAGGCGCCAAGAAAACCGCCGCCTGACATCCCTGTCCGCTGTTCCGTTGAGCAAATGATCGCCTCTGCACCTGCAGGGCGCCACGTAAAGAATTTCGAGGTGTTACATGCAGGAATTGATGAAGGCGATCTATGACGTGGTGGACGACCACGGGGCAGGGCGGATCGCAGAGGGTGCGGACTTCACCAGCCGCACGCTGGTATCCCAAAAGGCGAACCCGCACTACGAAACCCACCGCATGAACGTGGAGGAGTTGCACCGGATCATGAAATTCACCCAGGACTTCCGCCCACTGAAAGCCTGGGCTGAAGCGTTCGGCTTTGATCTGGTGCCGAAGGACAAGCCGGAAGGCATCAACCTGAACTCTGCGCTGCTTCGCCTGCATGCCGACCTGGCTGACGTGACCCGCTTGGCGTTCGATGCCCAGGCCGATGGCCGAGTTTGCTCGCGTGAGAAGTCCGAACTGTTGAAAGAGGCGGAGGAAGTGATCGTCAGCCTGGAAGTGTTCAAGCAGTCGGTGAAGGCAGCGTAGTGGCACCCACAAATCCCGCGCCACGTTTTGCTAATGCTGAAAACGTGGCGCAAAACCCCAACCGCAAATCGCGGGCGCAAAAAAGCCAGGTTCGCGGCCTGGCTGATTGCGTAACAAAAGGAAAATCTACATGAGCAATTTAACCCAAAACGCCATCAGCGTAAACGGTCCAGCAATTACCGTCGAGCAGGTGACGCCTGAGACCGCTCGTACCTGGCTTGAGCGGAACACCGGAAATCGTGCGGCAAGCATGGCGCATGTCGCGAAGCTCGAAAAAGCGATCCGGGATGGTGGCTGGAAGATGACCGGCGACCCCATCCGATTTTCAAAGGGTGGCAGCCTGCTGGATGGTCAGCACCGCCTGCATGCCATTCTTCAATCTGGTGTCACCGTCACTTGCGTCGTAATGCGAGGGTTTGACGAAAGCATTTTCGACGTACTCGACAGCGGCAAAGGTCGTCAGAAGTCGGATGTGTTATTCGTTCAGCTGGGCCTCCCTGTTGAGACCTGCAAGATGCTGGCGACTGCCACCACATGGGTCATTGATTACGAGAAAGAGCAGTTTGGTTTTCCCGGTAAAGCAGAGAAGACTGATGTTCTTGAGTTCGTTAAGCGCAACCCGCTCCTGATCGCTGCCGCGGAATACGGTCAAACCCTTCCTCGGCAATCTCCCGTCCCACGATCCATTGCGGCGATGTTCTATTTCTACGCAAGCCAGCGCAACCAGCCCTTGGCTGAGCGATTCCTTGAGCGATTCATGGTGGGGGCCGTTGAGGGCGTCAACGACAACCTGCTGTATCTGCGGAATCGCTGCTTTGCCGCATCTGTTGACCGTCGCCCGATCCACCGCAGCCAAGTCATTGGCGCCCTGATTCGCACCTGGAACGCAGAGCTGCGTGGCAAGCCTATCAAGCACGCCACCAACGTTATGCGAGTCGACGACACCTTCCCGACCTTCATTTAAATAGGATGGGGGCGGGAAACCGTCCCCTGTCAAAAAATGGCCGATCAAATCATTCAGTGCCAGGCATCCCTGATCAAGGTCGCGAATCGATTCCGGAAGGACTTCGGCGACATTGAAAGCCTGGCCGCAAGCATTTCAGAGATTGGGCTCTTGCAGCCAATCGGCATCGACTCCGGGTATCGTCTCGTTTTTGGTGAGCGCCGCCTGCGCGCCTGCCTTTCCCTCGGCTGGGAAAAGATTCCAGTCCGCACCGTTCACCTCGACTCAATCTTGCAAGGCGAACTGGCCGAGAATGAATTCCGCAAGGACTTCACTCCATCCGAGCGCGTTGCCATTGGAGAGGCTATTGAGCGGGAGTTAGGTGACCGACTTGGATCAAACCAGCACTCTGGGGGTCCGGAAAATTTTCCGGACCCTAAGGGCGATACCCGGGATATTGCCGCCAAGGCGGCTGGATTCGGCAACGGAAAAACCTACGAGCAGGCCAAGCGTGTCGCTAACGAGGCCGCGCCTGAACTTGTCCAAGCAATGGATGAGGGCCGCGCCTCGGTATCTGGAGCCTTAGCTCTGCTGGTGCTACCGAAGGATCGGCAGGCATCTGTTGCGGCCGGAGACAAGAAGTCGATTCAGCAGGCTTCCAAGGCTGCCAAGGCGCCACCTAAGGCGCAGGCTCGCGCATCCGATCTCATCCTCAGCGTGATCACTCAGGTGGAGCTTATAGGTCGCTACGTCGAACGCAGTGAGGTTGGTGTGCCTAGCTTTGCTGGTCAGTTCCTATCTGACCTGATCGAGGCAGACGCGACCATTCAGGCGCGACTTTCCGCCATTCTTCCGGTGCTGCAAGGCCTCTCAGATATCGCTAGCGCGGTGGAGGCCTGATATGCAATTCACCCTATCCATCAATCAGGTCAAGTCGCTTGAGTGGGGTCTGAACTCACAGCAGGCGCTTCTGTTTGCGTTCGTCTACTCGTGCCCAAGCTGGACTACCCCAGTCAAAACCGAAAACGGCATTTTCTTCGCGTTGAGCAAGGCGAAGATCGTAGAGGAATTGCCTCTACTAACCGACAAGCCTGATACCGCTTACCGCATGCTGAAAGCCTTGGAGGAGGCGGGCTTGATTGATCTGTCCAGCACCGCAAACATCACGTTGTTCCGCCTCACCAAAAAGGCAGCCGAGTGGAATAAGAAAGAAGACGGGTCGGAAAAATATCCGACCCCGCCAGCCTCAAAGGGTCGGAAAAAAATCCGATCTACCTCGGATAAATCTCCGAGCAAGGTCGGAAAAAAATCCGAGCAAGGGTCGGATAAATCTCCGACAAATCAAGATACCAGTAATCAGGATACCGATCAGGATACCAGTCACAGCCTGCCGGAAGGCTCGGACAAGCCGACCCAGCCTGGCGTGCTGGTGCTGGTGGTGGATCGGCCAGAAGCGCCCCGGGTCGAGATTCCCGCCGACATGCCTGGCCCCAAAGACCAGACCTGCAAAACCTTCAAGGTCTGGGCGAACTACGCCATGGCTTACCGCAAACGCTACAGCGCCTGGCCGGTGTGGAACGCCAAGGTCGGCGGCCAGCTCGGCCAACTGGTTGACCGCCTTGGCGCCGACGTCGCCCACCACGTCGCTGCCCACTTCCTGAAAACCAGCGATGCCGCCGTTCTGCGCAAGTGCCACAGCCTCAACGAGCTGCTGGCCAACGCCGAGAGTTACCACACGCAGTGGGTGACCGGGCAGCGCATCAACGGCACAACCGCCCGCCAGATGGAACGGACAGAGGCGAACCACTCCGCAGCGGAGCAGGCCGCCCAGATGGTTCTGGCCAAACGCCAAGCAGGTGACCGCAATGAATACCTTTGAAATGAATGACCAGCAGGTTGCCGGGCTGGCCGCCGCCATCTGTGCCACAGCCGAGGCCATGGGCCAGGAAATGAACCCAGGCACTGCAGCAATGATGGCCGAAGATCTTTGCGCCTACCCGGTGCCGGTCGTCAAAGCCGCGCTGAAGGCCTGCCGCTTCGAGGTGAAGGGCAAGCTGGCGATGGCCGACATCCTGCAGCGCGTCCAGTCCTCCGATGGCCGTCCCGGTAAGGACGAGGCTTGGGCCATCGCCATGACCACCAACGATGAATTCGAAACCGTGGTGTTGACGGACGAAATCCAGCTGGCTCTGGCCGCAGCGAAACCAATCCTCGACGCCGGCGACAAGATTGGCGCCAGGATGGCCTTCATTGGTGCCTACGAGCGGTTTGTCGCTCAATCCCGAGAGGATGCCAAGCCTGTGAACTGGCACGTCTCTGTGGGCTTTGACGCAGGCCGCAGGATCCAGGCTGTAACCAAGGCCATGGAACTCAAACGCATCCCCCGCGAACACGGCCAGAAGTACCTGGCAGACCTGAGCGTCGAGCCGGTAACCGAGGACGGCCGCGCCATTGCCGGACTGCTGACTGGCGCCGTGACTCAGCCTGCGCCGGTTTTGCGCAAGAAGCTGGAGTTGGTCAGGAGCTCAATGCTGGAGATGCGCAAAGCCAGCGAGGAACGGAAAACCGAGATGCGAATTGAAGCTGCCAACGAATTGGCAGACCGCCGGGCGCTGCTCATCAAGCAGGCCCAGGAATTGGAGTCACGAGCATGAAACGAGCAAACCCAGCACAGCTACGCCAATCCCTCGAAGTGGCCAACTCCTTGGTCAAGCACGGAATCCGTTTCGTGTGCATACCGGTGGTGGATGAGGCGGACGGTATGAATCTGGCCAGTCAGGCCGCCGAGCGCCTGGAGCGCATGGCATTGATCGCAGAAGCAGCGGAGCAGCGGACATGAGCGAATTCGTAGAGGTGAAGACGCAAGACCTGTCGGGCGCCGCACTGAATTGGGCGACTTTCTGTGCTGTGTACCCAGGCATGCGGCCGGCGATCAAGGTTACCGAGAGCGAAACGCGCTTGCTGTTCAAGGGTGCAGCAAAGCCGGTGACGCTTCCTCGCACGATCCGCCTGACCTACTCCGGGGCGTATGGATTTGAGTTCGATTGGTATCCGTCCAGCGATTGGGATTGCGGCGGCGCGCTGCTGGATAAATTTGAAATTGAAATCCTTCGTGCTGGGAGTGTCGTTCACGCAAAGCGTTACGGCATGACGAATGCTGCTGGTGACGGGGAAACAATCCTCATCGCCGCCTGTCGCGCCATCGTCGCCTCGGTCCTTGGCGAAATCGCAAGCGTGCCAAAGGAGCTGCTGTCATGACCGACACCAACAAGATGCGCGACGAATTCGAGCGCGAGTGGGGTCAAGTAGATTCCGCTCAAGGCGTGCACTTCATCCCTGAGCTGAACACCTATGGCAGCGAACTTTACGCCCAGCATGAGTATGCGCAGATGAAGTCATCCGCCTGGTTCTATTTCCAGAAGGGCTGGAAGGCCTCCCGCGAGGCGCTGGTGATTGAGTTGCCTGATGAGGATGGGATGCAAGGCCATCTGTGGGCTCCCGACGTTGTTGCAGCCATGGAAGCCGCTGGCGTGAAGGTGAAGTCATGAACATTCATTCGATGCCACACGACGCAACGGTCAAGCACAAGGCCCTGCCGAAGCCTTGCCTTCTGAAGGTCACCTTCCTGCCATGGCGCTATCAGGCATGCAGGAGCTTTATGCGTAGCCGAGGGGCGAATCACTTATCGATTTGGGCGTGGAGATTCCACGTAGTCATTCGGCGCCCCTGGATGGCAGGTCCAGCACGCCAACTACATCCTGAGCTGTTTGAGGTGAAGCCATGACCTACGTCAGAGAGCAATCATCTACCGAGCTCGCTGTGCACATGCGCAGCTTGCAGAAGATGCCAGGCTGGCATGACCCACTTGCAGACCGCTTGTGGCAGGAGGTTGAAGCGCTCAAGGCCGAAGTCGCCGGCCTACGCACCGGCTACGAAGCCTACGAGCAGGTGAATGCTGAGCTGAAGGCTGAGAACGAAGTAGCGCGCATGCGCATCAAGGAGATGGACCTGCTCTTCGGTCGCTACATCCTCGCCATGCGCTCCGCTCTCATCGAGGAAGAGCATGGCAAGGGCCCGGCCGCCGCAATGGAGTGGATCTACAACTCTCTGGCTGGCCCAGGCGAGCTACCCCCAGAGGGTGAGACCGACAGCCAGGCTTACTTCGACCGCGAGATTGTCGCTGTGGATAACGGTATGCAGGAAGTAATGGCGTTCCACGAAGGCCGCCGCGCCGCCATGAGCAAGGGAGAGCAGTCATGAAGGAATTTCTGAGGATGTATAAGAAGACCTTCACCGGCTTCCCCGCCTACTGCCGAGACCTTGCGTTCGCGTTCGCCGATCTTGGCGCCGCGCTGCTGATCGTGAGCCTGCCACTGACATATCCAATTCTGTACCCGGCGGCACAGCTTTGGAAAAAGGTGATGCGCAAATGACCAGCCTCCAGATCCGCAATGAATCAGACCGCAACAAGGCTATGGGGTACATCGCCGGCCTGGACCTGGCCAAGCCCAAGAAGCTGGCCATCACCGAAGTGGACCGCAGCGGGGAGCAGAACAAGGCCCTTCACGCGGCGCTGGCCGATATCGCCGCCCAGGTCGAACACGCCGGGAAGAAGTGGGATGTCTTGATCTGGAAGCGCCTTCTCACCGCCGCCTGGCTGCGCGAGACCGGCGACCAGCCTCAGATGATCCCGGCGGTAGACGGCAACGGCTTCGACGTCATCTACGAGCGTACCAGCAAGCTCACCGTGAAGCAGTGCGGCGAGTTGATCGAGTGGGTTATGGCTTTCGGCGCCGAGCATCAGGTGCGGTGGACGCAGAAGGATAACTGGGGAGGGCGGTACTGATGGCGATCGAGCGGAAACAGCCCAAGCCAAAGAAGTGCCGCGTCGCTACGTGCAGGGCCTCATTCGTCCCCCAGCGCATCGGTCAGGCGGTGTGCAGCCCTAAGTGTGCGCTGGCCACCGTAGAGGCGCAGAAGACCAAGGAGAAAAAGTCGCTGGCCCTGGCCGATCGGCGAGAGATCAAGGTGCGCAAGGAGGCCCTGAAAAGTCGCGGCGACCACATGCGCGAAGCCCAGCAGGCTTTCAACGAGTACATCCGCGCCCGGGATGAGGCCGCCGGCCACCTTTGCATATCCAGCGGCAAGCCATTGGACTGGAGTGGTAACGCGGTAGATGCAGGGCATTACCGCAGCGTCGGCTCTGCGCCGCACCTGCGCTTCGATGAGCGTAACTGCCACGCACAGAGCAAGCAGGACAACCGATTCCTCTCCGGCAACGCGGTGGATTATCGGATTGGCCTGATCGCTCGCATCGGCCAGGAGGCTGTCGATGCCCTGGAGTCCGACCAGATCGTGCGCAAGTACACCGTCGATGAGATCAAGGCCATCAAGGCCGAATACCGGGCAAAGACCAGAGAACTCAAGAGGGCGGCAGCATGAACTATCAAAACGTCATTTCGGCAGTCGTCCGTGCTCTGGCAGCGGAAACCATCAATAGCGCCGGCGGGTGCAACGTCGAGCCTCGAGTGCAGACCAGCAAACTGAAGGGGGAGATCACCGGCAAGGATGCGGCCCTACTTGCTGACTGCATCGTGCACAAGCTTCTGCATGCCCAGCTCAGCCCGCGCCACTGGAATGCATTGGTGGCGAAGTACAGCACCCACCGCGGTCGCAAGATCGATTCCATCGGGCGGCTTGTCGCGGTTGTGCCTTCGCCGGCTCCACTGCGCTTCACTCAGCAGGCGGTACTGGTGTGGGCTGTGCCGCAGCAGTCGAAAGGCATCAAGCGCGCCGTGATCGAGGTCAAAGCTCCAAAGCATCGGGAAAACAAGGATGAGGGCCAGTGGGACTGGCGCAACAAAGCAGCCGACGCAGATGTTGCGCGGGCCAACAAGCACGCCAGGTCAGTGGCTGAGTCGAAGCCGGGCGAGATGATCGTCCTGGCCGAGTCGAACTACGACATGACGAACTGGGATTCTCAGGGCCTGACGGAGCGCACCTACCAGCGCTGGAACAAGACTATCAAGGGGGCACTGGAATCAATGGTGGACGAGGCGCTGGTCGATGCTCAGCACATGCTTGAGGCCGTGGGAGTGCTGGAGTGCGAAGCGGCGTGAAATAGTCCCTCAAAAGGGCTTGCAATATCATGTCGCCATGTCGCATTATTAACCCATCCTGTCATTCCTGCGTGCGTAGGACTGACTACAAAGAACCCGGCCACCGCGCCGGGTTTTTTATTGCCTCGAATTCAACCTTCTGGAGATGCGCATGAAGCTGAAAGCCAAAAGCAATCTGCTGGAGCGCGCCAGAACGGCATGGGAGGCGGTCGCACGCCAAGTTGGCGAGACCGACTTCTCGCGCCATCCACGCACCGGCGAGTATTTGCATCCCGGTGTCGCCATGGGTTGGCGGATCCACAAAAAGAATCTGTAGTTTCACCTGTAGCCAGGACAGCCCTCGGGAAGGCCTGGACGCTGATAAGCCGGTAGTGCAGCGCTACGGAAAAACACCGGCAGCCCGCGCGCCCTGACCTAACACGCTTTCAGGGTGGCGCGAGACAAGAACTGCGAGATCGATGCATTGGGGTGTCGACGCCGTGATGGTCTTTGGCTGGCAGCGTGGGAAGACACGCGCACCTATTCAGGGCCTCTGTATTCGCAGGGGCTTTTCTCGTTATGAGGCACAGCAAATGTCCCGCACGATCCAATCCAGCGATTACGTGCCGGGCGTATCCGGCTGGAAGCTCAACACCCTCACCGGTGAGTTCGAAATCAACTCTTGCGCCATGGGTAGCGCGGCGAATGCGCCAGATCGCCAGATGGTGTCGGTCGAAGTGGCGAGCTGGAGCAAGTACGACTTGCCCAAGAACGCCGCCAACCTGCTCCAGTTCATGCAGGCCGAGCTTGATCGGGTGCCGGAGCAGTATCGCCACGCCGCCGAGTTCGAAGAGTTCGACGCGAGCTACGGCGATGAGTCGTTCAATGTCCGCCTGTTCCTGAGCTACTCGCGCCTTGAAACCGAGGAAGAGTTGGTCCAGCGCCTGGAGAAAGCGAAAGTGGCCGGCAGGCGGACGACTCTCACGAATGACGGAATATCTGTTACTCATGACGGCGTCGTGATTTACAGGTTCGGCAAGCTGGATCAGCCAGCGCCTGAACAGCCTGAGCCATTCAAGGTTGATGGAGACCAGGTCTGCATCATCGAGGCAACGATTCAGGACGGCATCGTAAAGTCGCCATGGCCTACTGCTTGGTGCGTGAAGATGGAGCTCGGAGCGGATGGCAGGCCCTATGCCGCTGGGTTTGGCATTGGCTCTGTATCGAATGGAGAGAGTCGCCCCGACATCATCGTGAAGGCATCCCATATGGAGATCCTGCCTGATGGTCTGGTGAAGATCACTCAGGCGCCGAAGAATTCCTGAGCGCAAAACTCTATTCAGGGCCTCGACATTGATCGGGGCTTTTCCGTTTTCGGCTCCACCACACCCATTGCTCCGAGCTGGGAGTGCTGTGTGAGCCGATTCAATTGCAAGGCCAAAAGCGGCCAACCTATACCGATGGAGCGAAGATGGATCCTACTGACCTCGGCCCAGGCACAGCTACCTGGCTGGGCGGTAGCGCCACCGTTGTGCTGGGCGGCCTCCTTTGGCTGCGCCGGTTCCTCTCCAAGGACGCAACCGACCGCGCCATGGATAGTGCTGATATCGGCACGCTTAAAAGACTGAACGAACTGCTGAACCAGGAGCGCGCCGCCCGCAAAGAAGCTGAGGCCCGTGCTGATCAATTCGCGAAAGAGCGGAACGACCTGGCCGCCGCGGTTGGGCGTATGGAAGGGAAGATCGAAGCGCTGACCAGCCAGGTCGCCCAGCTCACTGACCGCGTGACGCAACAGAGTGACGAGATCACTCGCCTGCGTACCAAGCTGGGAGGTATCGCCTGATGGACAGATGTGCATTGGAGTTTATCGCACGCCGCTGGTGGCGCCGGGCTGAGGTCTGGGCCATTGCCTTCGTGCTGGTTGGTGGTGGCGCCGTTCTCGGCTACCAGGCCGCCTACTGGTCTCTCGCCGAGAGCCAGAGCAATCAGGTCAAGGGCATCCGCGAAGCGTACGACACCGCGATGAATGAGCGGGACAAGCGCCTGGAAGAACTAACCCGCCAAACCGGCACCGCCGCCGACAAGGCCACGAAGGCTGCGACTACTGCGGCCCAGGCTGCCGACAAAGCAGACGAAGCCCTCAACCGCGTATCGCAGTAGTCCGCGCCACGTTTTCGAAAGCGCCAAATCGTGGCGCGGATCAGCGTTTAGCGCGCCTGATTCTGCGGGAGTTGTGCATTAAGTTGGTTGCAGTGGTTCTGTGCATCGAACTCTTGGTCGAACTCGCCAACATAGTCACCTGTACGAGTGTCGACTGCCTTGTAACAGTAGGTTGGTAGCGGAAGAGGGTCGACCGGCTGTCCTGGGCGCTTGGCCTGGATAACCGCATTTACCCGTTGTTTTCGTTGAACGATGAATACGATATCCATAAGCAAGTAGCTCCTGTCGGCTGATTTACATCAATACCGGCAAAAAGCCGCAAACTCAAGAGCAGGAAGGGGCGCGAATGACGACCATTGCCTACAAAGACGGCGTGATCGCCTATGACTCCCGAGTGACGCGTGGCCCTCTCATCGACCACGACGACTACGAGAAGCTGATCCATAGGAGCGGGCATCGATTCCTGTTCACGGGTTGTGGCGCGGACTTTGCCGCCCTGATGGATGAGTTTTTCGGTATGAAGACCAGCGATAAGCCTCTCGACGCGAACGGACTGGTGGTCACCAATGGCAGGCTTTGCCAGATTGGTCGCGATGCCGAGAGCGGGTTCTGGCTGGACGAGGTCTGGATGGATCGTCCGTTTGCCATTGGTAGCGGGCGCGACTTCGCACTCGCTGCGATGGACATGGGCGCAACCGCTAAGGAAGCTGTCGAGGTGGCGGCCAGGCGCGATGTCTACACCGGAGGCACGATCCGCACATTGATCATTGACGAGGGAATGGCTGATGCAAAGACCACTGCCCCCGGCGTCACTGCTTGAGTTGTCCGACTTATCTGACTTCGGCATCCGCCTGACCCCCGCACCCGAGGTGTGGGACTGGCTCCAAGCCGAGATCCTTGCCGACACCGGCAGCATTCACAACGAAGACCATGCCCACCTACTGGATGCAGACATCCGAATCATGTGGGCGTCGTCGAGCTTCGCCAAGCAGGGCCGCACAGTCCTGGGTCAGGCCGAGCAGGTAGCGTTCCGCGCCGGTGGCTGGCAGAAAGCCCGGATGGAGCAACAGATGCGTGATTGGTTCGGCGACGTGCCGGCCTACATCATCACTCTGGCTGCCGACTACTGCGCCCAGTGCAGCGACATCGACTTCTGCGCTCTGGTTGAGCATGAGCTGTACCACATCGCCCACGCCATGGATAAGTACGGTCAGCCTGCCTTCACAAAGGAAGGCGCACCCAAGCTTGAGATGCGTGGTCACGATGTCGAGGAGTTCGTCGGTGTGGTCCGCCGCTACGGTGCAAGCCGTGACGTTCAAGCGTTGGTGGATGCTGCAAACAGTCCTGCCGAGGTGGGGAAATTGAACATTGCGAGGGCCTGCGGAACCTGTCTGCTCAAGCTGGCTTAATCCTTGACAGCCCTTGACGGAAAACGAATCTATGGCAGCCCTGAAAGATGAGGTGAAGGCCTTTATTGTCCAAGCCCTGGCCTGCTTCGACACCCCCAGTCAGGTTTGCCAGGCCGTCAAGGAGCAGTACGGCATCGAAGTGTCCCGCCAACTGTGTGAGCGATACGACCCAACCAAGTATTCCGGTCGTGACCTCGGACAGAAGTGGAAGACTTTTTTTGAAGAGTGCCGCAAGCGCTTCAGGGAAGAGACAGTAGATATCCCGATTGCCAACCGCGCCTTCCGCCTCCGCGCAATGAATCGTTTCGTGGAGAAGGCCGAGACGATGAAGAACATCGGCCTGGCCATGCAGATCCTCGAGCAGGCTGCAAAAGAAACCGGTGACATCTACGTCAACCGGGCCAGGAAGGAAGAAGCCGGCGACGAACCAGTGATCCCGACCCGTATCCAGGTCGACGTGGTGGATGCGAGGAAGCCGAATGCCGAGCCTTAACGTTCCGCAAGCTCAATTCCTCACGCTGCCCCACAAGTTCCGCGCGTTCGTTGCCGGGTTCGGATCAGGCAAGACCTGGGTGGGATGCTCGGCACTGAGCAAGCATTTCATGGAGTGGCCTGGCGTAAACGCTGGGTACTTTGCACCGACTTACCCGCAGATCCGGGACATCTTCTATCCGACCATGGATGAGGTGGCCTACGACTGGGGGCTGAAGACCAAGATCAACCAGGCGAACCATGAGGTTCACATCTACAGCGGCCGGCAGTCCCGCGGCACTGTGATCTGTCGGTCCATGGAGAAGCCGCAGACGATTGTCGGTTTCAAGATCGGTCACGCCCTGGTGGATGAGCTGGACGTGCTGACCGCCATCAAGGCTCAGCAGGCCTGGCGCAAGATCATCGCCCGGATGCGTTACAACCTGCCCGGGCTGAAGAACGGGGTGGATGTCACCACTACGCCGGAAGGCTTCAAGTTCGTCTTCCTGCAGTTCGTGAAGCAGTTGCGCGACAAGCCGTCGCTCAAGGAGATGTACGGCCTGGTACAGGCCAGCACGTTCGACAACGAGCTGAACTTGCCGGACGACTACATCGCCTCCCTGATGGAGTCGTATCCGCCTCAGTTGATCATGGCGTACCTCAAGGGCCAGTTCGTCAACCTGACGTCAGGCACGATCTACACGGCCTACGACCGCAAGCTCAACGGATGCTTCGACACCGTGCAGCCAGGCGAGCCTCTGTTCATCGGGATGGACTTCAACGTCGGCAAGATGGCGGCGATTACCCACGTCAAGCGCGACCAGGGGTTGCCCAGGGCCGTGGATGAGCTGATCGACGGCTATGACACGCCCGACATGATCCGCCGGATCAAAGAGCGCTATTGGCAGCACGACGGCAATGACTTCAAGAAGTCCTGCGAGATCAGGATCTATCCGGATGCCTCGGGCGATTCGCGCAAGTCCGTGAACGCCAGTATCACCGACCTGGCCATGCTCAAGCAGGCCGGGTTCGCGGTCATTGCTCCAGCGGCAAACCCGCCGGTGAAGGACCGAATCAACGCAATGAACGCCGTCTTCTGCAATGCGCAGGGCGAGCGCCGCTACCTGGTCAATCCGTTCACCTGCCCAACCTACGCCGACGGCCTGGAGCAGCAGGTGTGGGGCGCAAACGGGGAGCCAGACAAAACCGCCGGCATCGATCACGCGAACGACGCCGGCGGCTACTTCATCCACCGCGAGTACCCGATCATCAAACCGGTCACCGCTATCAAAATGGGATACGCCCGATGAGCAATGACGTCTCCTTCAAGCGGGCGGAATACACGGCTGTGCTGGATCGCTGGGCGACCGTTCGCGACGTCTGCGCCGGCCAGCACCGGGTTGTTGACCGACTGCCCTACATCAACGCACACGACAAGTCGCCAGAGAACGTGGATCGCAACCGGGCTTACCGTGAGCGGGCGGTGTTCAAGAACGCCACCGGGCACACCCGTAACGGGCTGCTGGGCCTGGCATTCCATAAAGACCCGACACTCACGGTGCCTAAGAAGCTGGAATACCTTCAGGACAATGCCAACGGCTCGGGGGTGAGCATTTACCAGCACTCCCAAGGGACGCTGGAGAAGGTGCTTGAAGCTGGGCGCCACGGTCTGTACGTCGACTATCACCAGGATGACGGCATTGGTGGGCACTCGGTGATCCTGTCCTATTGCGCTGAAGACATCATCAACTGGCGCACGGGCATGGTGAACGGTCACAGCGTGTTGACGCTGGTGGTGCTGCGCGAATCTCCGGAGATTCCTGACGGATTCGGCTACAAGACGGCTGAACAGTACCGGGAATTGGCGCTAGAGGATGACGGCTTTGTTTGCCGCGTCTGGCGCCGGTCCGGTCCGAAAGGCGGCGGGCCGCTGGCGGTCATCGAAGAGTTCAAGCCCGAAGGCGTAACCGGTCGCCTCAAGGAGATCCCGTTCACCTTCGTCGGCGCACAGAACAACGACCCAAGCATCGATGAGTCGCCTCTCTACGACATCGCCATGATCAACCTTGGCCATTTCCGGAACAGCGCCGATTACGAGGACAGCGTGTTCTGGTGTGGTCAAGCGCAACCATGGTTTACCGGACTCGATGAGTCCTGGCGAGATTGGATGGAGAAGAACGGCGTCTACGTCGGCTCGAGGGCGCCAATGCTTCTTCCTGTCGGCGGCCGGTTCGAATACTCGCAGCCATTACCAAATACGCTGGTAAGGGAGGCCATGAACGATAAGAACCAGATGATGATCGAACTGGGCGCCCGGATGGTGGCCGCTTCGCTTGCTACGAAGACCGCTACGGAGTCCCGAGGTGATCAATCGGCATCGACCTCTGTGCTAGCTGGCTGTGTGGCCAACGTCAGCGAGGCATACACGCGGGCGCTCATATGGTGCTGCGCCTACATGGGTATTGCCGACAAGAAGGTCGCCTATCAGGTCAACCAAGAGTTCGTCGAGCTCACTGCTGATCCGCAGATGATCACCGCCCTGGTTGGCTTGTGGCAGAACGGCGGATTCGCCAAGGCCGACTTGCGGGCTTACCTGCGTAAGCTTGGACTGATCGCNCCGGAGCGCACCGACCAACAGATCGANGGCGAGCTGGAAGAGCAGGGCGATGGCCTGGGCCTGGACGACGAGGACACAGTAGATGGCGGCGAACCAAGCAATACTTGACGCAACCATCCGGCACGCTGTCTTTCTGGAAAAGCTCAAGGCTGGGGAGGTCAGCAAGTTTGCTCCTTTCCTCAAGGAGATTGACCGTTCTATCCGGGACCGCCTCACCCAGTCGGATCTGACTGAGTACAACGTCAAGCGCCTGGAGGCGTTGCTGAAGGAGGTGGATAGCCTGCTGCTGGGCATCTTCGACCGGTACAGCGAGCAGCTGAACCTCGACTTGGTGGATATCGCCAACTACGAGGCGCAGTTCGAGGCTACAAGCCTCGCCAGATCGGCACCGGTTGGCGTGTCGCTAGATGTGGTCGCTCCGACGGCTGCTGCGATACGTACTGCGGTGCTGACGAACCCGCTCAGCGTGCGCGGCACCGGTGGCGGGAAGCTGTTGAAAGCCTTCATCAAGGGCTGGACCGGCGCCGAGCGAGAGCGCGTCACTGGCACCATACGGCAGGGCTTCTTCGAAGGGCAGACGAACTTCCAGATCATCCGCAACATTCGCGGCACCAAGGCGGCCGGTTACAAGGACGGGATACTCGCTACTACCAATCGCAATGCCAGCGCGGTCGTGCATACGGCGATTCAGCATGTGTCGTCCCAGGCGCGGATGGAGGTGGCCAAGGCCAACGCGGATATCGTCGAAGAGATCCAGATGGTGGCGACGCTGGACAGCAAGACCAGCCAGCAATGTCGGTCGATGGATAAACGACGGTTTCCGGTGGACTCAGGGCCAAGGCCGCCTTTTCACGTTCATTGCCGGACAACGTTCATCCTGCTGACCAAGCTCAGCGAGATGTTCGCCAAGGGCGCAACGCGTGCCTCGGTGGGTGCTGAAGGCGGACAGCAGGTCAGTGCCGACCTCGATTACTACCACTGGCTCCAGCTTCAGCCAGCGTCGTTCCAGGACGTGGCCATCGGCCCAGTCCGGGCCAAGCTGTTCCGGGAGGGTGGCTTGACCGTGGAGCGCTTCGCCGAACTGCAGCTGGATCGCAACTTCTCGCCGCTAACACTGAAACAGATGAAGGGCTTGGAGCCTTTGGCGTTCGAGCGCGCCGGAATTTAACCGAACACATTCAATCAGCCGGCCTTGAGCCGGTTTTTTTATGTCCGTTAGGCGGGCAAAACATACCCAAGGGGTGCATCACCGTGGCAGAAGAAAACGAAATCGACCTGGAAAACCCGGCAATCAAGGCCGCTATCGCGACTGCCGTTGAAGCATCCGTTTCCGGATTGAAAACCAAGAACTCGGAGCTGCTGGGCAAGCTGAAGGAAACCTCCGGCAAGTTGACTCAGTTCGAAACCCAGTTTGAAGGCATCGACATCGACGCCGTCAAAGGCCTGCTCAGTCGGGCGGGCCAGGACGAAGAAACCAAGCTGCTTACCGAGGGCAAGGTGGACGAGGTGTTCAATAAGCGCACCGAGCGCCTGCGTGGCGAGCATGACAAGCAGTTGAAGACGCTCGCCGGTCGCGCTGAAAAGGCTGAAGCCTTCGCCGCCAAGTTCCAGGGCAAAGTCCTGGGCGACTCGGTGCGCGGTGCAGCACTGAAAGCCGGCGCATTGCCGGAAGCAACCGACGACATCATCTTGCGCGCCAAAGGCGTGTTCTCACTGAACGAAGAGGGCGAAGCGGTCGCTGTTGACGAGAATGGCCAAACCATCCTTGGCAAAGACGGCAAAACCCCTCTGACTCCGCTCGAATGGGCCGAGTCTCTGCGCGAAAGCGCACCCCACCTGTGGCCAAGGGCTTCAGGGACACAAGCCCCGGGCGGGGGTGGCGGCCAGGCTGCATTCAAGCGCTCCGAAATGACCTCCGAGCAAAAGCGCGACTACCAGCGCAAGCACGGCCAAACCGCATTCCTCGCATTGCCCAAGTAAGGGGACAAACCCATGGCTACAACCGTAAACAACGACCTGATCATCTACAACGATGAGGCGCAAACTGCATACCTGGAGCGCATTCAGGACAACCTGGACGTGTTCAACGCATCGTCCAATGGCGCAATCGTTCTCGATAACGAACTGATCCAAGGCGACTTCCGCAAGCGCGCTTTCTACAAACTCGGCGGAGGCCTTGAACACCGCGATGTGAACTCCGATGGCAAGGTTACCGCCAAGAAAATCGGGGCTGGCGAGGCTGTTGGCGTCAAAGCACCGTGGAAATACGGCCCATACCAGACCACAGAAGAGGCGTTTAAACGTCGTGGGCGGGCGGTGGAAGAGTTCTCCCAGATCATCGGCGCCGATGTGGCCGATGCCACAATCGAAGGCTTCATTGAGTACGCCACCGGCGCGCTGAAAGCAGCCATTGGTTCGAACGCCGCAATGGTGGTGTCTGCCAACATCGAAACCGACGGCAAGAAGACGCTGACCCGCGGTATGCGCAAGTTCGGCGACAAGTTCGGCCGTATTGCGCTGTGGGTCATGCACTCTTCGGCTTACTTCGACATCGTTGATGAAGCGATTGCGAACAAGGTCTATGAAGAAGCTGGTGTTGTGATCTATGGCGGCCTGCCTGGCACCTTGGGCAAGCCAGTACTGGTGACCGACAAGGCGCCAGTGGATGCCATCTTCGGCTTGCTGCCGAACGCCGTGGTCATCACAGAGTCCCAGGCCCCCGGCTTCCGCTCGTACGACGTTAACGACGAGGAAAACCTGGCTATCGGCTACCGCGCCGAGGGTACCGTCAACATCGATGTACTGGGTTACAGCTGGAAGGAAACCACCGGCGGCACCAACCCAACTCTGGCGGCCGTCGGCTCTGCTGCGAACTGGGTTAAGCACTCGGACAGCAACAAGGTCACTGCCGGAGTAATGATCAACCTCACCACCACCCCACCGGTTGGCGGCTGATAACTGTCCCAGGAAGCGGCCAGCAATGGCCGCTACGGAGATTACGATGGAACTCGTTTACACGAACCAGCTTGATGGCTTTGAGCCGGGCAAGCGCTACCGCGTCCCAGGGCTATTCCGTAGCGTTGAGCGCGATGCAACCGCAGTGACAGTGGTAGGTGACTATCCCGAGATCGTCACGGCGTACGAAGATGCCGGTGTCGACGTTGAGGTTGTCGAGTTGCCGGCGCCTGTTGCTTTCGCCACACAGGCGATCGCATCTGGCGAACTGTCCAAGCTGCTTGCCGATCTGCAAGGCGAGAGTGACGCAATGGTTCTGCTGGTCGATGGCCTGGAAGCTGGGGAAATCCACCGTCCAGAGGCTGGTGCACTGGCATTGCGCTTGTTTGAGGTGCTGGGCACCATCAACGCCTTGGCTGGAGAGCTGACCGCTGAGCGTGACGGCCTGGTCCTGACTGTCGACGCTCTGCGCGAAGAGATCGAGGCACTGAAGAAGGTCTCGATCACGTCGCAGGCTGATGAGGCCGGTGAAATAGCCGCGCTGAAAGCAATGCTCGATGAAGCCAGGGTCCAGTATCGGGCCAACGCCTCGAAAGAATCCCTGGAAAAGCTCGTCGCTGAGCTGGCCAAGACCTAATAATGCTGGCTACCCGTGGCGCGGTAGCCAATCTCAAACAATTCCAGCGAGTTGACGCATGACACTCATCATTGAGGACGGCACCGGCAAGCCTGACGCCGAAAGCTACGCATCCGCCGAAGACCTGGCCATGTACGCCGTGAAGTTTGGCGTGACCATTCCCGAGGAGGTGCCAGCACAGGAAGCGCTGCTGCGCCGGGCCGCGCTTGCAATGGATGGCATGACGTGGAAAGGGCGAAAGTCCAACAGCGAGCAGGCCCTGTCTTGGCCGCGCCGCAGCGTTGAACTGGATTACGAGATCAAGCCCGACAACTACCTGCCGGCGCGGATCCAGTACGGACAGCTGGCGCTGGCTGCCGAGATCCACACCGACGATATCGACCCGGTCGACCAGCGCCAAGGCGCAGTAATCCGCGAGCGAGTCGAAGGCGCGGTCGATGTTGAATATGCCCCGATCAGCAACAAAAGCGGCAGGCTATTGCCGGCCGCGCCGGATCGTCCAAGCCGAACCCAGTTCGCCGATTACTTGGCCAAACGAGGCCTCTTTGCTGTAAGGGCCTGACTATGAATGCGTTCTACGACCGCACGGCTGCTACCGCTCTGCGATTGATAACGCAGTTCGGCCAGCCCGTAACCATCAGCAAGACAGAGCCGGGTGAGTACGACCCTGAGACCGGTGGCGACACGCCGGGCGCCACCATTGAGCAGACCGCCCAAGGCATCCTGCTCGATTTCACCGGTCAGGAATTCCAGAACAACAGCCTCATCAGGCAGGGCGACAAGAAGCTCAAGATCGCCGCGCAGGGATTGGCCTGGGTGCCGGGCCTGCTCGACAAAGTTGTGGCCCAGGGCCGCAGTTGGTCAATCGTCCCTCCGCTGAAAGAGGTCAACCCTGCTGGCACTCCGATCCTGTATGAACTGCAGGTACGGTCGTGAGTCGGGCAGGCGCCGGGCAGTCCGGAAGCTTCGCCCTGAGCCTGGCCGAGTTTGCCGCTCAGACGGGTGAAGCCATCGACGCCAGCGTCCGCGAAATCATCATCGAGGTCGGCAGCAGCCTGATTCGCATGTCTCCCGTGGGTAACCCGGAGATCTGGGCGCAGAACGCCGTGGCGGCCCAGTACAACAAGGCCGTTGACGATCACAACAGCGCGTTGCGCAGCGACCCGGCCAACCTCACGAAGGGCGGCAGGCTCAAGATGGGCCGCAAGCTCAACGACGGTATGGACATAAAGGCGCCCGAAGGTTATGTCGGTGGTCGTTTCCGTGCGAACTGGCACATCTCGCTCGGCGTGGTCGAAAACGTCACCTTCGACGAGGTAGACCCCAGCGGTGCCGAGACAGTCGCTGCTCTGGTCGCGGCAATGAGTGACTTCACCGCCGGCCAAATGGCCTACATCATCAACAATTTGCCCTACGCAATTCCGCTGGAGTTCGGCCATTCCACTCAGGCCCCCGGCGGCATGGTCCGGGTAACCGTGGCTCGCTTTCAGCAGATTGTGCTGGAGGCCATTAGGAATAACCAGGTATGAGTCACGCACGCGCCCGTCAGGCCATCGAAACGAAGCTGGCCGCATGGGCGGCTGCGCGCCCGATACGAGTGGCCTATCCGAACCAACCGTTTACACCGAATTCATCTGAAACCTATCTGCGGGCTTACCAACTGCCGGCCAGCACCACATGCCGCTATCTCGGCGGGGAGTCGTACGAGTACTCAGGTGTTTACCAGATCAGCATCGTCTGCCCCTCTGCACAGGCCATGGCCACCGCCGAGTCGCTTATTGATGAGCTGACTCGTCTATTCCGCGTTGACACGCCTCTGACCCGCAACGGTTTCGAGGGATTGATCACGGAGCCGGTAGATCAGGGGCCAATTATCACCGAGTCGGCGACCTACACGGTCCCGGCCAGCTTCACCTATCTGGGTGTCGCAGACCAACTGCCCGCTGGGGCATAACCTACCGCCGTCAGGCGGGCACTCAAGAGGAAATAAACCATGGCCGCACGCTTCCCGCTGCCGAACGGCGCTGTGCTGGAGATCGCCAGCGTTTTGGGATCCGCCGTCGCTTTCACCGCCCTGACCAATGCAAAGCCACCTGTCGCCGCCTCTGTAGGACACAGTATTGAAAACGGCGACGTCCTGCTGATCAATTCTGGCTGGGCACTCATCAATGACCGCGCTGTAAAAGCTTCCGGCATTACTGCCGACGCTTTTGCTTTGGCTGGTCTCAATACCACCAATGTCGACAAGTACACCGTGGGCGCAGGCGCTGGCTCGGTGATCCCGGTGTCCGGCTGGACGCAAATCTCGAAGGTCACATCGTTCACATCCTCCGGCGGCGAGCAGCAGTATCAAACTGTCGGCTACCTGGAAGATGACGACGACAAGCAGTTCCCAACCAACCGTAACCCCACCACCATCACCATCGTGGTGGAGGACCAGCCAACGGCCCAGTACGTGGAGACTGTCGAGGGCTACGACGACACCAAGGAGCTGGCAGTTGTCCGCATGAAGCTGCGTAACGGCGATCAGATCCTCTACCCGGGTTACGTGAGTATCACTCCGGATCCGACCATGGAGCGAAATAACGTAATGACGCGCACCATCAGCATCGGGCTTTCTGCTCGCTCGCTCCGCTACTTGGCTGGCGCATAAGGAGTTCCCATGGCAAAAATCAGGATCGCCCAGAACCCTACATTCAAGGCATTCGTGCTGATTCCAATTGTTGGGGAAGAGCCCGAGAAAATCGAGTTCACCTTCAAGTATCGGGATCGCCCAGGGCTTGCAGCCCTGTTCGATGATTGGAGTGCAAAGGGAAAGGAGATGCGCGCGAGCTTCGGTGAGTCGACCACACTGTCCGATGTCGTCGCGGCCGAGACCGAGCTTCAGGTGCAGCAGATCAAGGATCTAGTTGTTGGTTGGGGTTTCGATGACAAGTTCGACGACAAAAGCATCAACGCCCTTGTTAAGTCCTGTTACGGCACCGCCGAAGCGGTTGTTAACGCTTATCAGGGCGCGTTCAGTCAGGCTCGCCTGGGAAACTGAAGGCGGCAGCCAGCGCGATGTACGCAAGCGGCCAATCTGCTGAGCAGTTGGCTGCTCTCGGGCTGACGGCTGCCGACCTCGATGAGGAAGAGGTCGAAGTCTGGCCCTGCAACTGGCCGTCCTTCCTCTTGTTCAACCGCATGTCCACCCAGTGGCGAGCAGGCGCCAGCGGCGTTATCGGTCTCGACTACAGCAGCATCCGCGACGTAGCCGGGTTCCTCGGCATCAAGAAAAAGAAACTCGCTGAAATCTTCCCTGACCTTCAAGTCCTGGAAGGCGAAGCCCTGCGCGTGATGGCGGAGGAAAGGGAAAACAGCCCGTGAAGACGGGCATTTATTCAAGGTGAGTCGATGAACATTGCAGAGCTCGGCGTCAAGATCGACTCGGCCGATGCAATCCAGGCGAAAACGAGCCTGGATGAAATGGCGAAGGCCGGCGGCCGGGCCGAGCAGTCCGCCGTTTCGCTGATGAACGAAATGCAGGCCTTGGAAAAGTCGCTGTCCACCAGCGCTAAAACCACCCAGGACCTGGCAAAGCAACGNGATGCTCTCGCGAAGCTGACCAAGACCGGCGCCTATGGCGAGGCCGAAGCGGCGAAGATATCGGCTCAGCTCGATAAGCAGCAGATCGCCCTGGCCAAGTCAGCCATGGATGAGCAAAAGGCGTTGAACAGCCTGCTGGGGGCGATTGACCCGGCGCGCGCGGCACTCGCCAAGCTCGATATCCAGGTAGAGCAGTTGGGCAAGCACCTTGACGAGGGTCGGATCAGCCAGGATCAGTACAACAGCGCCCTGGGCAAGATCGACAAGGATTACGCCAAACTCGAAAAAACCACCACTGGTTTCGACAAGCTGAAGCTAGGCACACGTCAGGCACAGGAAAATGTAGTTCAACTCGGGAGCGCCCTGTCTACTGGTGATTGGGGTAGCGGTGCACGGGCCATAGCTCAGATTGGAGTGGGGGCGGGCGCCTCTATGGGCAGTATGTTGGCCCTGGCTGCGCCTATCGGACTGGTGGCCGCCGCCATTGGTGGCCTAGCTGTTGCGTACTACAAGGGTAGCGAGGAGCAGGATCGCTATAACAAGTCGCTGATCCTAACCGGCAATTACGCAGGAGCAACATCCTCATCGCTAGGAGGCATGGCGCGCCAGGTCAGCGACACCATTGGCACTACCGGGGCGGCAGCGGCGGTTCTGGCACAACTTGCGGGCTCCGGTAGGATCGTGAGCAGTAGCTTCGAGCATATTGCAGTTGCTGCTTTGTCGTTTGAGAAGGCCACCGGCAAAGCGGCATCAGAAACCGTCGATGAGTTCGCGAAGCTGGCAGATGACCCGGTGAAGGCTGTCGTTGCGCTCAATGACAAGTACAACTTTCTCACTGCTGCTGTGTACACCCAGATTCGGGCGTTGCAAGAACAAGGCGACACCCTGGGCACCCAGCAGTTGGCGGAGAGCTCATATGCCGACGCTTTGATTCTGCGTGCCGATACCATCACCAGCAACTTGGGCACAGTAGAAAGCGCGTGGAACTCCGTTAATGGCGCAGCCAAGGGCGCCTGGGATGCAATACTTGATATTGGGCGCGAAGAGACATTCGATCAAAAGTTCGACAAGCTTGCAGATCGCCTAAATACGCTGCGCAACGCCCAATCGAATCCGATGATCCTGGGCGACAACCCTGACATGATGATGCTCAGTCGCGGCGAGTCAGGCGCCCAGGGCGACATCGCCGCCCTGCTGCAGAAGGAGGTGGATGACCAGACAAAAGCGCGCCGGGAAATGTTCCAGGCTCAGGATATGCAGGAGGGCACTAAGGCCTATGAAGCCCTGCAAAATAATCTAGACGCCACAGCATCAAAGTCCACGAAGCTGACGAAGGCGCTTGAGGAAAACCAAAGGCGTATCGCTGCTGCGCGACGGGCAGGCTACGCATTCACCGCTGCGGATGAAGCGGCTCTAGAAAAACAGACTCGTGACAAGTTCAAGGAGTCGAAAACAGGCGGATCTTTGCCGGTCAACCTTACCAGCTTCAACAACGCCAAAAACGACCTGTCGGCGATCACTGACACCTACAAAAACTACCAGAAGGAACTGGAGGCAGCGCAAAAGGCTGGGCTGATATCTGAGGCTGACTACCTTCTGCGGCGCCAAGCACTGATCGGCAACGAACGTGACCAGGTGACGGCAGCTTACAAAGCCGAGATCAGCGCGCTAGAAGCCGCCAAGGGCAAGAAGACAACCTCGGCTGCGCAAAGCATCCAGCTGGACCAGAAGATCGCTGACGCGCGTGCAGGGATGGCCAAGGCGCAGAAGGACGCTGATAGCCAGCTTGAAGTACTGGCTACCAACGAGACGGGGCGACTCGCCAGGCAGGAGCGGGCGATCAGTTCGTACGTGCAGGCGCTGGGGCAGCAACAACGGGCCTTGGAGCTCGCCGGGCAGCGTGCCGTATTGGGCGTCGGCCAGGGTGACCGACAGAATGCACTGAGTGGGCAGTTGAACAGCCAGCAAGACAGGTTTGCTCAACAGTCGCTGGAACTGGAAAACCAGCGATCCGACCCGTCGCGGAACATGTCGGAGGAAGAGTTCAAGCGTAAGTCGCAGGCGCTCGCAGACGCGAACAAGGCCGCCACTGACCAGATCCGGCAGAACTATGCGGATGTGGCGGCAGCCCAGGGCGACTGGACGAAGGGTGCTACCTCGGCCTGGGCCAACTACCTGGATTCCGCACAAAACATAGCAGGACAGACAAAAAGCCTGTTCGGCAATGCGTTCAGCTCCATGGAGGACTCAATCGTCAACTTCGCCATGACCGGGAAGATGTCGTTTTCCGACTTCACCAAATCAATTCTGGCGGACATGGCGCGCATTGCTACTCGGCAAGCAGCTTCTGGGCTTCTCGGCTCGCTTGTAGGGCTCGGTATATCTGCCGCCGGCTCGTACTTCGGCGGCGGGGCTACCACGTCAGCTGGCTCTACAGCGGCAGGGTACAGCCCTGATGTACTGGCGGGGTGGTCCGGCGTGACCCAGGCCAATGGCGGCGCCTGGTCGGGCGGCGTACAGATGTTCGCCGATGGCGGCGCCTTCACCAACTCCATCGTTAGCAAGCCCACGGCGTTCGGCATGGCCAACGGCAAAACCGGCGTAATGGGTGAGGCTGGTGAAGAGGCAATCATGCCTCTGACCCGTACGTCGAGCGGCAAGCTGGGCGTAATGGCCATGGGCGGCGGCGGTTCCGGTTCAACGCAGATCAACGTTGAAGTGCACATCGACGGTGACGGCAACGCATCGTCCACCGCTGACGCGCCTGGCTACGACTTGTTCGGCAAGGAGCTGGCGAACTTCGTAGAACAGAAGTATCAAGAGCTGCGCTCGAAGGACATGCGCCAGGGCGGCGTCATCAACAAAGCAATCAAGGGGCGCTGATGGCTTTCGAACGATTCACCTGGGCAACGGAGAAGGGCGCGGAGGGCGATATTGCCCAGCGCGTCCGCTCCAAGAAATTCGGCGACGGTTACGCGCAGTCGGTCGAGGATGGGATCAACAACCGGACGCAATCCTGGCCAGTGACCTTCACTGGCTTGAAGCCGCGTATCAAAGACATCATGGCGTTCCTGGATCGGCACAAAGGGGCGCGGGGTTTCCTATGGGAGCCGCCCCTGGGTGATCTTGGACTCTACAAGTGCAACGGCTACAAGCCGGTGCACCGTGGCGGCCAGGTCTACGCCATCACAGCTACCTTCGAACAAACCTTTCATCCCTGAGACCTACCCATGGCACTGATCACGGACATCCAGAAGCTGGAGCCCGGCGGCGAAATTCGCCTGTTCGAAATTGACGGGACCGAGTACGGCGCGGATTACCTGCGCTTTCACGGGCACGCCATTCCGCATACGCCCGAGGAGCTGCTTGCCTACGAGCATTCAGAAGATGAATTGCCCGCTAAATCGATCTGGTGGCAGGGCGCAGAATACGCGGCCTGGCCGGTGCAGATAGAAGGCATAAGCTCCAGCAGCGACGGCACGGCCTCTCGACCGACATTCGCCGCCGGCAATATCAATGGCCGATTGACTGCCCTGTGCCTGGCCTTCGAGGACCTGCTGAAGTTCAAGCTGACGGTGCGCGAGACTCTGGCGCAGTACCTGGATGCGGCGAACTTCCCCGACGGTAACCCAACTGCAGATCCGACTCAGGAGGCTCTGGAGATCTGGTACATCGACCAGAAAACCAGCGAAGACGGCGAGGCAGTAGTCTGGGAGCTTTCGTCGCCGGGCGAGATCGACAACCACGGCCTGCCTGGCCGGCAGATGACCACGTTCTGCCACTGGGCCATGACCAATGGTTACCGGGGGCCCGATTGCGGGTACACCGGCGCGGCCATGTTCGACGACGAGGACAATCCCACAGATGACCCGGCACTTGACCAGTGCAAGGGCTGCCTGTCGTCCTGCAAGTTGCGCTTTGGCGAGAGCAACGAGCTCAGTTTTGGTGGATTCCCCGCCGTCAGCTTGATCGCCAGGAGTTGAGCATGCGCAAGCACATCATCGCAGCCATCCAGGCGCACGCTGCCACCGAGTACCCGAAAGAGTGCTGCGGCCTGCTACTGGCAGTCGGGCGCGCACAGAAGTACTTCCCGTGCCGGAACATCGCCACGGAGCCGAACGAAGAGTTCAGGCTTGATCCAGAGGACTATGCCGCGGCGGAAGACTTTGGAGAGGTGATCGGCATCGTTCATTCACACCCGGACGCCACCAGCCGGCCGTCACCGCATGACTTGGCCATGTGCGAGGCCACGGCGCTGCCTTGGCATATTCTGAGTTGGCCCGAGGGCGACCTGCGAACGATCACCCCGACGGGCAGCACGCCGCTGCTCAAGCGTCCGTTCGTGCACGGCGCATGGGACTGCTGGCAGGTCTGCGCTGACTGGTATCAGCGTGAGTGGGCCCTTGAGTTCGAAGCGTTCCAGCGCGCCGATGGTTGGTGGGAGAGTGCGGAGAACGCGAGCCTGTACGAGCAACACTACGAGGCGGCGGGGTTTGTACGCGTCGACCGCCCACGGCGCGGCGACATGATCGTTATGCAGGTTGGCCGGACAGTTCACCCGAATCATGCTGGCATTTACCTTGGCGCCGATCCGTCGCTACCAGGTGAAGAATCGGGCGCATTCGGCCCTGGCCCGTTCCTGTTGCACCACCTGTACGGCAGGCCGTCCGAGATCATCGTCTACGGTGGGCCTTGGCATGACCGGACACGTCTGATCCTCAGACACAAAGACCGGCACGAATCATTTGATATGAAGGGGGCGCTTCAGCAAGTTAATGGAGGGTGAGCAGCAGTGGGTTCTCTTCTTCAAAGATGTTTTGCTCAGGCATATTTCTTGAGAAAAAACCCTCAAATACCACCTGGAATCTCTCCCGACAGTCGTATAGCTGTGCTCTCTTGAGGTTACGTATCTTGTAGCCGTCATTCCGATCGAAGTGGCAGCCAAATGAAAGGAAACAGTGGCTGAAGATGCGAAACACCTGCCAGTAGAGCTGAGGGTCGATTTCCTCTTCCTTGGCCAATTGGTAGAGAGCCCACTCTAAGAGCCAGTATTCATCTTGTGCCCAGAGCGCGTGCTCGTGTAGCTGGCCATTGAATGAGTTTTCATCGTAGTCATCGCACCGCGGGAAGTTTCTTTGAACTACAAATCGAGGGTCCATCACGAGGTTCCTTATGTCTGCGTGGCAGACAGTTCTTTATCCACGACGATGATCTAAGCTCGGAGGGCCACATGCAAATCATACACCGCTACATGCTGACCATTCATGACCTCTTCACCTTCACCGGTGGCGGTATCTGCGGCGCTGAAGCCGAAGTCGCCATTCTTGATGGCGGTGTCGAGATGGATCGCGTGAAATTTTCCGGCAAGTGCCAGAGCAAAGGCGGCTACAGCCGCAGCTACCATGGCAAGTCAGGGCTTCAGGCTGCGCTTGTATCTGGTCCGGGTAGAATTGATTTTGGCTTGGCGCAGGCAGTCGCTATCTAGGCTCTTCGCCGCCACCCATAAACTCATCGGTTCCTAGCCTGTGCGACCCATACTTCACAGTGTGGCCATCACCTAGATGCTCAGCCTCGATCTCTGCGACATTCTTGTCGGCGTAGATGTCAACAAAGGTCCATGGATCATTACGACCCACTGCCCACCCCAGCACCCATCCAGGCATATCCGGATCTGCTGGTAGATTTTTCACGAGACTTCTGACTGACATGGCCATTCCTTGGCAATTGAAGGCGCAACGCTACTACGGCAATCGTCAGGCGAGTTACTGGCATTCCATCCATGCTGGATGCCTGGATAGGTCGATTTCCTTCCAGATGGATTCGATGTGCTGATCTGTCTGACCGCCTGGCTAATTTCGATAGTGCCCACTATCCTCGGTGAAAATGGCATATCGCCATCGCGGAGGCGGTCATGAGAGCTAGCTTGGTATTGACAGGTACGATTTTGCTATCAGCTTGCACAACCGATCGAATGACCGACCCAGCGATTGTGACTTCGGTTAACGAGAAGTCAGAGTTTACAACTCTGACTACAACTGCTGACCGCAGAATATTTATCATAAACAACGTTACCAATCGGACGTGTGGTGAGCCACCTGCTGGAGTGGCGGAAAACATCAGCGCAAGTTTGAGCAATTCACTTTCCGTAGCGTTAAAAACGCAGGCAGGCGACCCTTCAGCAAAAAATTCATTTGCTGAAAGCGCGGCGAAAACCGTTGCCAACGTATCGCAAAAAACACAGGGATTGATGCTTTACGAAGCCATGTCGTCAGGCCTCTGCATGGCCTTTGCTAATGATCCAAAAATGACAGCAACTCAATATATTGAATCACTGATAAATGCAGGAAAAGTGACTGCCCCCCTTATTGAATTGGAGCTGGCGGCAAGCAGAGGAAAGATTGGGCCTACAGAGAAAACACTCGAACCCGGCGGTGCCACAAAGCCAGCACCGGTCCCACTCTCTGGAACAGGCACGTCTGCTGATGGCGCAACTGCCGCCGCGGTGGCTGCAGGCTCTACTGCGGTAGCTCTTGCCACACAAAGCGCGGAAGCGGGGCAGGCGGCAGGAGTTGCTATATCCGAGTCCATGCCAATAGGTGCATCAACTGCTGAGCAGCAATCCGTAGTAAAGCAAGTCACGGCACAGACGGTCACTCAATTGAGTGGTAGTTCAAAAGAAGGTCAAAAAGCTGCAAAAAATGCGGTAGATACTCTTTCACAGTCATCCAGCGAAGCCATTGACAAAGGAGTCACGCGAAACGTTTTGAACGCTCTCGAAAATATGAATCGGTCTCTTAAGTAAGACTGGATTTCATGCCGCCGGTCCCCAGTGCTACAGTCCCGCCAAACCAAAAAAGAGGGAACGACATGCGGATTTTGATAGCGGCGGTAGCGGTGGCGATGCTGGTGGGGTGCTCAACATCTCAAGTGTCGGCGGACAAGGCCAAGCCTGTGCCGACTGACAGGGTTCTGGCATTCTCGAAAAAGCCATCTGGGCCGCACGGCACGATTGTCGTCACGCGAGATACTGGATTTGTAGGTGGGGCGTGTTACGTAGGAGTATTGGTAGACGGTACGTTTTCAGCGCGCATAGATACTGGAGAGGTGGTTCGCCTGTACGTCCCTACCGGAGAGCACCTAATTGGGCTGTCTGGCGATGAGCGCAGTGGAGGAACGTGCGGATGGGGCAGTTTGAGAAAGGAGCAATCAACAATTGTTCAGGACGGAAGCGTTAAAAAATTCAGGATAGGCGGTGACACCCAAGTTGGCCTTGATATCAGACCAACATCCATGTGACCGCAAGATCTGGCATACGGACCACCTTCGGGTGGTTTTTTATTATCTGGAGAAAAGTTATGGCCGCACACGCTATCGAATATCAGCCGATGACGACAGTTTTGTTGTACGGGCAGCTCCGTCAGTTCGGGCGCTCCTTCCGGCTTTCCGTGAGGTCGCCCGGCGAGGCAATTAAAGCGCTTTGTATCCAGATTCCTGGGTTTGAGCGATTCCTCTCAAATGCGAAATCGCGAGGCATCGAGTTTGCTGTGTTTCGCGGGAGCAAGAACCTCGAAGAAAAAGAGCTTAGCTACGGCGGAACTGGAGATATTCGTATTGCTCCGGTCATCTGCGGGAGCAAGCGTGGCGGTGTACTTCAAACAATCGTGGGGGTTGTTTTGCTTGCGGTAGGGGCGGTATTGACTTATGCCTCTGGCGGCACAGCCACACCGTTTACTTCTGGAATGATGATGATGGGGGCTTCGCTTGCACTTGGCGGCGTGATCCAAATGCTCAGCCCGCAGGCTGGTGGGCTCAAGACCAGCGCCGCACCGGAGAACACTCCCGGCTACGCATTCGGCAGCGCGAAGAACACCACGGCGTCGGGTAACCCGGTACCGCTTTGCTACGGGAAGCGCCGGGTGGGCGGCGCAATCATCAGCGCCGCTATCTACGCCGAAGACCAGATGTAGCCAACATTTGCAGCACCGCAGCCGCCCACGAGGCGGTTTTTTATTGCTTGGAGAAAAAGATGGGCGACGAGAGCAAGATCGACATCCACGGCGCAAAGGGCGGCGAAGAGAAGCCAAAAACGCCGACAGAAGCCCCAGACAGTCTGCGCTCGGTTGCCGTCGCCAAAATGCTGATCGCCGTGGGCGAGGGTGAATTCGAAGGGACGCCAACCGCCAGGGATATCTGCCTTGATAACACTCCGCTGCAAGACCCCCAGGGGAACATGAATTTCCCGAACGTGAAGTGGGAGTGGCGCACCGGGGCCGTGGACCAGACCTATATCCAGGGGATCCCATCGGTCGAGAACGAGACCACCATCAGCACTGAGCTGCGCAGCGGCACCCCATGGGTTAGGGCGATCAACAACACCCAGCTTTCCGCTGTGCGCGTGCGGTTTGCCTGGCCGGCGCTTCAGTCCGTGGACGCCGGGGGCAACATCAATGGGTACCGGATCGAATACAAGGTTGAGCTGGCCACCGATGGTGGTGCCTATCAGCAGGTGTTGAGCGAGGCTGTCGACGGCAAGACCACCAGCGTGTATGAGCGCACCCGTCGTATAGATCTGCCCAAGGCCACTACCGGCTGGTTGATGCGCATCACCAGGATCACGGTCAACCAGAACAACAACAAAATCTCCGACACCATGCAGATCGCCGGCTTCACTGAAGTGATCGACGCGAAGATCCGTTACCCTAATACCGCGCTGCTCTACATCGAGTTTTCTGCCGAGCAGTTCCGCAGCATCCCGGCCGTAACGGTCGAGACTAAGCTGAAGAAGATGCAGGTGCCGAGCAACTACGACCCTGTGTCACGCACTTACTCCGGAGTTTGGGACGGCACGTTCAAGCAGGCATGGACCGACAACCCTGTCTGGATGACCTACGACATCACCACCGCTGACCGATTCGGCCTTGGCCGGCGCATCAAACCGTGGATGGTGGACAAGTGGGAACTGTATCGAATCTCGCAATACTGCGACCAGTTGGTGCCGGACGGGAAGGGTGGCCAGGAGCCGCGCTTCATCTGCAACTTGAACCTGCAGAGCAAGGCTGACGCTTGGTCGCTGCTGCGTGACATCTCGGCGATCTACCGAGGCATGACCTACTGGGCCCAGGGCCAGGTGTTCACTCTCTCGGATATGCCGCGTGCTACCGACTTCGACTTTGCCTACACCCGCGCAAACGTCATCGACGGCAAGTTCACCTATTCCAGCGCATCGGAGCGGACCCGCTACACCCGTGCGCTGGTCAGCTACGACAACCCGCTGAACAACTACGACACCGACGTCACCGCCGTGACCGATCAGAAGCTGCAGCGGCGCTACGGCGATAACCCGCTGGAGATCAGCGCCATCGGCTGCACCCGCGAATCGGAGGCCCAGCGCCGAGGCAAGTGGGCGCTGCTGACCAACTCCAAAGATCGGGCCGTCACCTTCAAGGTAGGTTTGGATGGTCGTATTCCGCTTCCTGGCTACGTGATCCCGATTGCTGACGAACTGCTGGCTGGCCGTGCTATTGGCGGGCGTATCTCAGCGGTGAACGGCAAGGTCATTACCTTGGACCGCGACACCCAGGCCAAACCAGGTGACCGGCTGATCCTCAATCTGCCAGACGGCAAGTGTGAGGGGCGCACCGTGCAACTGGTCAGCGGTCGGCAGGTTACCGTCACCCTGGCTTATTCCGTTGTGCCTGAGCCTGAGCTGGTGTGGGCGCTGGATGCTGATGACTTGGCCGTCCCGCTTTACCGGGTTGTGAGTGTGGCCAGGCCAGAGCCTGGCGTGTTCGAAATCTCGGCCGTTCAGTACGACCCGAGCAAGTTCGCGCACATCGATACCGGCGCGCGCCTGGAAGAGCGGCCGATTAGTGTTATCCCGATCACCGTGGTACCGCCGCCGGCCAGCGTCACGCTGACGTCGAGCTACGCGGTGAACCAGGGCATCGCGATCAGCACCATGAACATCTCTTGGCCTGCCGTAACTGGTGCCGTCGCTTATGACGTGGAGTGGCGCAAGGACAGCGGCAACTGGATCAAGGTGCAGCGCACGGGCTCGACGAGCGTCGATATCACCGGCATCTATTCGGGTGCCTACCTGGCTCGAGTGCGTTCCGTAAGTGCCTTCGAAATCTCGTCGATCTGGAAAAACTCCAGCCTGACCAACCTTGAAGGCAAGACTGGCCTGCCGCCGGCGGTGTCGTTTCTGACTACCACCAGTCTGATCTACGGAATCGGGATTCAATGGGGATTCCCACCAGGTGCCGAGGACACCCAGCGGACGGAACTCTGGTACAGCGAGTCGGCTGACTTGACGACGGCGGCCAAGCTGAGCGACTTCAGCTACCCGCAGGCCTCGCACGAAATGCACAGCTTGTTGGCAGGGGCGAGTCTGTTCTTCTGGGCGCGCCTGGTTGACCGGACTGGCAACGTTGGCCCGTTCTTCCCGGTGCCTGGTGCTGTCAATGGTCAGGCCAGTTCGAAACAGAGCGATTATGAGGCGTACTACGCCGAGAAGATCGGCAAGGGCGCCCTGTACCAGAGCCTGCGGGAAGAGATCGAGCTGATCACCGGCGACGGCCCTGGCTCAGTAAATGAACGCCTTGAGGAAGCCAAGCAGGAGCTGGAAGATCTGATCAAGCAAGTGAGCGATGCCCTTGCTTACGACCCGGCAAAGCCCTATCTGAAGGGCGACATCGTGCGGCTGGATCAACGTCTCTACCAAGCGAAAGGCCCTGTGCCTGTGGGCGCAACGCCGCCCGACGCCACATACTGGATCGATATTGGCACCATCCTTGAGACCACTGATGCACTGGTGTCTCAGGTCCAAATCATCGAAACCAAGATTGAGGAAATAGACGGCAAGGTGTTGGCCACCGCCACCTCAGTTGAGGCGTTGCGTTCAGCTGCACGTGGTGGTGACGGAGCCGGCGATCTTGCTGACGCAATCAAGGGCTGGACTTCGACGGCAGATCTGGCGGTCGAGCGTAAAACCCGAGCCAGCGAAAATGATGCGATGGCTCAGCAGTTGCTCACCCTGGGTGCCCAGGTCGGCGACAACAAGTCGTCGCTGACTGTACTGGAGCAGGTTGTTGCATCGAACCGCGAGACATCCGCAGCGCAGATCACCAAGCTGACTAGCGATCTGTCTGCAGTCGATCAAAAGGCGACCGGCAATGCCCAGGCCATTACAAGCCTGGATACCAAGGTCACCAATCTTGACGGGAAGATCACCTCCCAGGCGTTGAGCAATGAGGCACTACGGGCTTCCGTCCGAGGTGACAATGGCTCTGGCGAACTGGCGAGCGCTCTGAAGGCATGGGAATCAACCGCGGCCATTAGTACCGAGAAGCGGGTGCGAGCATCCGAAATCGAGGCTCAGGCCAAGGTATCGGAAACGCTTCAGTCGAGCATCGGGCAGACCAGTGCGTCCGTTCAATCAGTTAGCGAGACAGTTGTCCGGTTGGACGGCAGGGTGTCCGCACAGACCACCATGAAGGCCCAAACCATCGTTGATGGAAGGAGGGTTGTGTCGGGGTTAGCATTTGGTTCGAACGGTGATCAGTCGGAATTCCTGATCTTCGCTCAGCGCTTCGCGGTAGTTAATGAAGTGAGCGGAAAGGTTGATCCGATGTTTGTCATTGAGAACGGGCAGGTCCTATTCAATACGGCAATTATTAGCAAGGCATTTATCGAGCAGATAATTCTCGGGATGAGTTTAAGGTCCGCTGCTGTAGACGCTAACGGAAATCCATTGATCGAGCTAAATATGGTAACAGGCTCCTTTGCTCTTCGCGGAGCCAAGGATGGGAATACCTCTGTTCTTAACAGTAGCGGTATCAAATTCACTTACCCGAATGGGGTAGATGGCATTGACTTGAGGCTTTAACATGGTCGGTTTGGTGATTCGTGATCGTGATTCGGGGCTGGTTAAGGTTGATATGACTATGAACATCAGCCAGACCCAGGGCTCGGTCATTACCAACTCTGCAAATGGCTCTATAACTATTCCGGCGCCACCCGTTGGTAAGACTCAGTTTCCAATCGTGGTTCCGCTTCAAGATATTCAACGGGAAAAGGGAAAGCTCCCGTCGGTAGTGATATCCGGCGGGGTCCTTTCTTGGATTTATTCATACAATACGAACGGCTGGGGTAACTTCTCTGCAAATTGCATCATTTACTATGGTTATTACTAATGGCCAATTTAGTAGTTAAAAAGGAAGATGGGAGTCTTTTGTTTGATACGGCAAAAATAACATACGGTCTAGTGAAGAGCGGCACCCTCAGCGTCATCGAAACATGGACGAGGCGAATGTTCAAAGGGGGGAACGTCGACCCAAACTGGGGTGGTAATTGGACAGAATCAACTGTCGGATCAAGCGTGGCTTTCGCTGATGTGATTTATGGGTTCACTGTGGTCGGCGCCAAGTCCCCAATCGTGTTTCTCACTGGAAGCGGATGTTTGCAGGGGACAAAGATCTCTGGCGAGTCGATGACATTTCTTTACACCAACGCGAGCACAAATACTAAATTCTATTGTTTTGACTTGATGAGGGATACATTTGCTGGCTCTCCGTATCTGAAAACACGCCAAGCAGATGGCGTGATGACATTTAACTCTTTGCAATTGGCGTTGAATGTTGTTTCTGCGATTCAAGCGCCGGCGCCGACTGGGACGCAGGCAACGCTATATCCTATCCCTTCTGGAAGTAGGCCGTACGCAAACGCCGTTTTAACTGTTGAGCAGCGCCAGACGGCACCCAGCTATCAATCAAATATATTCACCGCTAAGGTTACGATGAGTATTAGAGCTGGCGTTGAGTACGCCGCTTATCTTCCGTGGAGTCGCGGTTGTCAGATTTGGGCATACGGAAACAACGAGACGAGGGTGACATACCGTTACGGTGGGAGCGAAGGCTGCGGCGGGGTCTTGGGTGGTATTCAGTTTATGTTTGGGCCTGCCGGAGGAACTCCTGAGGATTATCCGATGGTTGTGACGGGTACTCCAATGCCACCAAACTTTTCGCAAATCTCGACTACTAGGTTGCCTACCGCCTTGGTAATCGAAACGGCGAACCTTCCATTTCCATTTAACTGAATCGTTAACTGAAAAAAGCTCGCCGAGTGCGGGCCTTTCTTTTTTGGAGTGAAATTATGGCTTCTTGGTTTTCTGAAGGTACCGTCACCGTCGCTAACGGCAACGCTGTCGTAACGGGTGTTGGTACTAAGTTTTCTAACTGCCGATCTGGTGACATGTTTGTGGGGCCAGATAACGGCATCTACCAAGTAATTAATCCGGCGAGCGACACTTCTGTGTCAATCTCGCCGCCATACCGTGGCACCAGTTCAGCAGGCGCGGCCTACGGCATCGTACCGGTAAACGGCTACCCCAAGGCCCTGGCTGATGCGGTCAACCTGATGGTTCAGCAGTGGGGCGCAACACTTGCTGGTCTCGGCGCTGTTTCGACCGAGAACGTTGTGCCAGTTAACAAGGGCGGTACAGGCGCAACAACTCAGGCTGCCGCGAGAACCGCCCTTGGGTTGGGATCGGCGGCTATTGCAACGCTGGGCACGGCTGCGGGCAATGCTATGCCAGTCGGCGCGTTTGGTTTGGGTGCGGGGTCTGCTCCGGTATCCGCATCTCCTTCTGTCGTCGGCTTCAGCGTGACATCTGGAGGTGACGCGAGCCAAACACCTTCCACGGGGTCGGGCGGTTCTCGAATCACGATGAATACCGGCGGGCTTTTGTTCAACGAAATTGTGATCGCCGCCAACAGCGCGACCAGCCCGACGTTGGGGTATCGACAATTCAACAGTAATGGCGTGCCAGGCCCCTGGAACGTCGTTTACACCAACCAGAATACAACCCGTGCCCAAGACGGCACCCTCAAGGCGATCTGATCATGGCAAGAGCAGCAATCAACATCATGGGCGAGACAGGTGCGCTGTTTGACATCACATCGCTCGGCGGCACGGACATCGAAAGCTATCGAAATGGAGTGGGCGTCTACTGCATCACAGGCACTCGAGGAATGGTGCCTTTTCCGCCAGTAGATCAGGGCTGGGGCTACTCGCTGCATCCTTCGGAGAGCGCCGCCAAGGTCGATATCGCTTTTGCTGAAGATCTGTTGACCGTGACGGTCACTATGGACGGCGAGCCCTATGACCTGAAGACAATGATTACGCTTCACATCCTTGTGCCGGATGTGCCGCCAGAGGAAGTGCCAGAGCCTCCGCCGATTGTTGTTGACCCGCTGGAGGCCGCCCAAGCCGAGGTTGTCCGTCTACGCGCCATTGCCGACTATGCAGTAGCGCCGCTTCAAGATGCCGTAGATGTCGACGAAGCCACAGATGCGGAGATCGCCTTGCTAAAGGAATGGAAGAAATACCGCGTTTCGCTGAGCCGTGTGCCGGACCAAGAGCAGTATCCGAGCTCGATTGAGTGGCCGATTGCCCCGGCGTAACAACCACGACCTCATCGATACCCGCCAATGAGCGGGTTTTTTTATGCCTGGAGAAAAGCATGAACGAAGCTGAGAAAAACCGGGACATCCTGGCACGCACGCTGTGGGGCGAGGCTCGCGGCGAAGAGCGGGCCGGCCAGATCGCCGTAGCCTGGACCATCCGCAACCGTGTGTTCGACGGCAAGGCCAAGTCGTGGTGGGGGGAGGGCTACGCCGGTGTNTGCCTGAANCCCTGGCAGTTCAGCTGCTGGAACCAGAACGACCCGAACTACGCCTACCTGAGCGGTGCCAAGCAGATCCCGGCCGCGCAGTTTGCCCAGGCTCAGCGTGCTGCTGACCAGGTTATGTCGGGCGCAGTGCCAGACCCTACCGGCGGCGCCACGCATTACTACGCGACCACGATGCCCAAGGCCCCGGCGTGGGCGGCGAAGGCCAAGCAGACGCTGCGCCTTGGTCACCACATCTTCTTCAAGGATGTGCCGTGATGACGACCGAACAGAAGCTGATCGGACTGGGGCTGGCAATCCTGCTGGCGCTGGCCATCGGCTTTGGCGGCGCGTGGCAGGTTCAGGGCTGGCGCCTGGGCAAGAAGATGGCCGAGCGTATCGCGGAGCAGGGCGCCCACCACCAGAAGGAACTGGATGCAATCACTGGCGAGGCCTGGCTTCAGCAGTCGGCCGAGCTGGATAAGCGCCTGGCCACCGAGGAAAAGCTCGCGCTCCAGGACCAACAACACACCAAGGAATTATCCGATGCCCAGCGCAACCAGGCTCGCCTGCGTGACCGGCTTGCTACTGCTGATGTCCGGCTGTCAGTCCTCATTGCCGAGGATCCAGCCAGTAGCTGCAACGTGCCTACCGCCCCCGGCGCCGTCGGCGTGGTTCATGCAGCCCGTCGAGCCCAACTTGACCCAGCGCATGCTCAAAGAATTATCGCCATCACCGATGACGGGGACAACGCCATAATCGCCTTGCGTGCGTGCCAGGCGTACGTCAGGGCTATTGCTCGCTGATCGGCTGAATCAGCTCTGGCCCTTTGTTGCGCACGTTGCCCACAGCCGTGTCGACCTTGAACCACTCGAACACCTCAGACGGTTCACCTTGGTGAAGCACCATCTGCTCGGCGCGCTCCTTGGGCGTGGCAGGATCCAACCATTCCCGCGCCAGGTCCGGGGTAAGCACCACCGGGCGCCGGTCGTGGATGTCCGCCATGCCCCCGGCGCTGTCGGCGGTGATGATCACGAAGCCATCATGCTCGCCTGGGCCTTCATCAGCGTCAGGTAGCTGGCCAATGGCAGCGCAGAGTATCGGTGCACCATCCCGCCGGCGGATGAGGTAGGGCTGTTTCTTGGGCCCGCCTTCATCCACCCACTCAAACCAGTTGTCGATGGGCGTGATGGCGCGATGCGGCCAGATCGCCCGGAAGAACGGGCCGTGGGCGACTTTCTCCACGCGAGCATTGATCGGCGCTGCACGGTCTTTCGCCCAGTGAGGCCGCCATCCCCAGGGCACCGGGTCGGCGTGTAGCAGGTCGCCCTGCAGGTGCAACAGCGCAACCGCGTTTGTCGGTGCGACGTTGTACCGCTCAATCGGCTGATCGCCTACGGAGTTCGCCAGAGCATTGGGCATGCTCAAAGCTGCAACGAAATCGTGGATTCCCCGGTACTGCGAAAGCCTTCCGCACATAGGCACCTCTCCGTCTGTCGAAATCCCCTACAGAAAAATTGACCGCAAGCCGGCTGCAAAGTTAACTGTACATTCGTACAGTATGTGTAGAAGGCTGCATCATGAGCTTTACCATTTTAGGTCCTATATCCGAAGGCGGCACGAAGCTGCCTTTCTGCTCGTTTCGTGTACCTGCTGGGTTCCCATCACCGGCAGCCGATCACATCGAGCAGCACATCTCATTGGATGAGGTCCTAAATATCAGGGCGCCGCATGTCTATCTCATCGCGATTACTGGTGAAAGTATGCAAGGGGCGGGAATTTTTGAGGGAGACTTGGCTGTTGTGGATCGGTCAATTGAGCCGGCCCACGGACACGTCGTTGTAGCTCTTTTGAACAATGATCCCGTCTGCAAGCGACTGTGCAAACGTGGGAAAGAGGTGATTCTTCTGTCGGAGAATCCGAAATACCCAGCGCGGTATGTCCTGGAGGGGGATGAGCTATCGATCTGGGGCGTGATCACCAGCACGGTGCGCAGTCATGTCTAACGCGCCGGTCTTCGCGCTGATTGACTGCAACAGTTTCTATGCGAGCTGCGAACGGGTCTTTCGTCCAGATCTGGCAAAGGTGCCTATCGTCGTACTGAGCAATAACGATGGCTGCGTCATTGCCCGCAGCTACGACGCCAAGCCGTTTATCAAGATGGGCGAGCCGTATTTTCTAATCAAACACAAGCTGAAGCAACACGGCATCATTCCCTTCTCGTCTAACTACGCGCTCTATGGCGACATGAGCGAGCGAGTGATGACTCTGATCGAATCGATGGTTCCTGCCGTTGAAATTTACAGTATCGATGAGGCGTTTGCTGACCTATCGGGTATTCCTGGGCTGGATGCTTTGGGTCGTCAAATCAGGGAGCGAGTGCTGCGCTGCACTGGCATTCCAGTGGGGGTTGGAATAGCAAGCACCAAGACCTTGGCCAAGCTGGCCAACCACACGGCAAAGCGATTGCAAGCTCAAACCGGTGGTGTAGTGAACATCACCGATCCGGTCAAGCGCGATTGGGTCCTGCGTAATACTGACGTCTGCGAAGTGTGGGGCGTGGGCCGAAAAATGAAACTCCACCTCGACGCCATGGGCATAAAGTCAGCGATGGACCTGGCCAAAGCAGATCCTTGGACGCTCCGTAAGAAATTCAGCGTAGTGATCGAGAAAACGGCACGTGAACTGGCCGGCACGTCGTGCTTGGAGCTGGACGAGCCCGACCCGCCGAAGCAGGAAATCTGCTGCAGTCGGATGTTCGGCAAGCGGCTGACTGAGCTGCCGCCGATCAAGGAGGCGGTGGCCACCTACATGATGCGAGCCTCGGAAAAGCTGCGTGCGCAGAACTCGCTTTGCAAAAAGGTCCGCGTCTGCATCCGCACAGGCATGTTCAACCCGGAGGAAGCCAAGTACGCCAACGGGGTGGTGGTAGATATGCCATACCCTACCGATGACGTGCGCCTGCTCACGAAGGCGGCGGTAGACGCCCTCGATCGGATCTTCCGGCCGGGTTTTAAATACAGCAAGGCCGAGATAATGCTGCTCAACCTGTGCCAGCCAGGCGAATACACCGATGATCTTTTTGCAATATCGCAGCCGACCGAGGCAACCCAGGTCATGACGGTTCTTGATCAGATCAATGAACGTTGGGGAAGGGGAACGCTTCGATCTGCCAGCGTACCTACAAACCCTGACTGGGGTATGCGTCGAGAGATGATGAGCCAGAGCTATACCACTAAGCTGGATCAGCTCTGGACGGTGGCCTGCAAGTAACGCTCATTCCTCCGTCATAAGGACAGCCAGAGACATTTTGATGAATTCTTCATTGTGGCCGATTGTGAAAAGGGCGCCTCGCACGTTGTCTGCCACCTCGGCGGAGCCACGTTGCTCAACCCAATTTGACAGCTCCAGGATGGACGCTTCGAGGGCAAGTTGGTTTTCGTAGAGTTTGGAAAGCAGGGAAGGGATTAGGTCTGAGTTCGGCATCGTAGTTCCTCCGTGGAGCGAACAGCGTAGCAGGCAAATTATGGAGTTGGGAGATCGTTCGGCAGGACGCCGGAGGAGGGGTAAATCATTTCCGCAACCCAGTGCACGCCCCTTGATATATACGGGCTGTAGGCTGGTTAAAAACTCTGAGTTGCGGAAACGATAAATGGCTAAGGTATTGATTTTTGTAGCTAACTCGGCAGTCTTGAAAACCGGCGGACGTTAATAGCGTCTCCAGGGTTCGAATCCCTGGTTTCCCGCCAAGATTTACACGAAAGCCTCGCGAAAGCGGGGCTTTTGCGTTTCTGGGGTTTGGATAGGCAGAGACGGCTTCTGAGAGGGTGTCCGAAACTTTGCCTATTTGGAGGGTTTAGCGGTGGCGCCAATCCGCCTGTAAACCCGCTTGGTGACCTCCTCTTTACTACGGCCCAACAGTAGACTTGCGTCGCCAATATCGACGATTTCCGATGCGGCCTTGGGCCGAATGCCACGAAACTGAAACCCTCCTATTTTTGTTGCGCGCATTGAGTCCCCCTGATCCAGTGCGTTCTGCTGTGCCTGTTTCCTTGCCTTGTCCCATCGACGGCGAGCTGGGAACCCTGGAGCTCGGCAACGATGACCTGCCCTGAAACCCTCACCGACATCCAGCGCGCCGCTCGATTCTTCTACCAGCAGCACCATGCCTTTGCTGGCAAGGTGACGGGGCAGACGTTTGGCACTGCGACAACTGGCCCTGCGATTAACCTGCTGCGGATTGAGGAAAACCTATCTGCAGCGTGGCAGTGTCTGTCAGGCACCTATGTGGGTAACCTGGGCTGGCTTGAGTGTGCCGAACGCTACGACCGTGCCCATACCTTCCACTACATGGACCCGCCTTACTGGCAGACGACCGGTTATGGCGTGGATTTTCCCTTTGAGAATTACGAACGCATGGCTGACTTCATGCGGCGCTGCAAAGGTAAGGTCATGGTTAGCATCAACGATCACCCGGACATTCGGCGCGTGTTTGAGGGTTTTCATTTTGAGTGCCTGGACATTCGCTACAGCAATGCCAATCAACGGAAAGGCAAGGCAGAGGTAACCGGTGAGCTTGTCATCATGAATTGGATACCTTCTGCTCTTGGTGGCTTGTTTTAATCTCGAACCAGCATTTGAATTAGTTTGACGATTTCGATGGCTAAGGTGAGGGCGCGTTCAATAAGTTCGATGGTCATACTATTCTCCAGGCTGAGTTTAGCTGTCCGGCGCGTTAGTTGGCGTCGGTTGCGGTTAGCTTTAAAAAAGGCTTGGAGATTAAACATATAGGTGGGCTTAGTTGTCAATGCTCTTCAGGTTTATTTCTGAAGGGCGGCCGCTAAGCTGCAGCCCGCCGTTGTCAAGGTGTCCGTGGGAGTGAGAGTTTCTACGCTGTTAAGGTTGTACATTCGGTTTAGCTTACGTAGGTTGCATAAATTACGTGTTTGCTTAATTACGTACGTACGTAAGTTTTCTGAATGAATGGAATTGTAACTTTCAAAGGATATCTAGTGGATATCCACTAGCTATCTACTAGCTATCCATTGGTTACCAAGAAGATATCCAGAAAATATTGGATAAATCTCTTGGGCATATTAATTAGATGTGCTTTGGATATCCTCGTACAGATCCTTCTGTTTATTAGTCAGGTGCGTTAGCTTTGCTCTGAATCTAGTATCGGGATAATCAAGCCAGCACCTTGGTTTCGAACGTTACCTACTGAGGTGCCCACCCGAAACCACTCAAAGTCATCGACTGGCTGACAACACTCCTTCGCTATTTCCTCGGCCCGGCCTGGGGTAAGGCCGGGTTCGATCCATTCCCTGGCGTGCTCAGGTGTTAGCACCAACGGCTTGCGGTCGTGGATATCCACCATGCCTTGATCACTGGCGGCGGTGATGATTACGAACCCATCGCCGTCGTGGGGATCCAGGCCAGGATGAACTTGGGCGAGCGCGCCAAAGAACATGGGTTTCTGACTCTTCAGGCGAATGAAGTAGGGCTGCTTTCTCTTCGGATCGTCAGGGTCTTTGACCCACTCGTACCACCCTTCACTTGGCACCAGGGCACGGCCATTCGGCCAAAGTTGCTTGAAGAACTTTCCCGTGGTGACCGTCTCTACACGGGCGTTGATCGGATCGGGGCTCTTGCCCTTGGCCCAGAACGGCGCCCATCCCCATTTGACTGCATCAATATGCAGCCCATCCTCTGCGGCGTGTAGCACCTGCACCCGTGTCGACGGCGCGACGTTGTAGCGATCAATAGGCTGAGCGTCGTAACCGCTGAACAGCTCTGTCTGGGGGCTCAGTTCTTCAATGAAGACCGCCATCCCTTCGTACTGCACGAATCGTCCGCACATACGCACCTCTCCGCCTGTCGAAATCCCCTACAGAAAAATTGACCGCAAGCGCCCTACAAAGTTAACTGTACATTCGTACAGTATCTGTAAAAGGCCGCATCATGAGCTTCACCATTCTAGGTCCTATCGCTGAGGCAGGCGCAAAGCTGCCTATGTGCTCGTTCCAGGTTCCAGCCGGTTTTCCATCGCCGGCAGCGGATCATATTGAGCAGCACATCTCATTGGATGAGGTTCTGAATATCCGTGCACCGCATGTGTACCTGGTAGCAATCACCGGGGAAAGCATGCAAGGGATTGGTATCTTCGAAGGTGATCTCGCGGTGGTGGATCGTGCCATTGAGCCTGCTCATGGGCATGTGGTAGTGGCGCTGCTGAATAATGAGCCGGTCTGCAAGCGCCTCTGTAAGCGCGGCCGGGAGGTGATCCTTCTATCAGAGAACCCCAAATACCCGGCGCGTTACGTTCTTGAAGGGGATGAGCTGTCAATCTGGGGCGTGATCACCAGCACAGTGCGCAGCCATGTCTAAGCAAGAACCGACCTTTGCGCTGATCGACTGCAACAGCTTCTATGCCAGTTGCGAGCGGGTGTTCCGGCCGGACCTGGCGAAGGTGCCCATAGTGGTACTGAGCAATAACGATGGCTGCGTGATCGCCCGTAGCTACGATGCCAAGCCCTTCATCAAAATGGGCGAGCCGTATTTCCAGATCAAGCACAAGCTTAGGCAGCACGGCATTGTCGCGTTCTCGTCCAACTATGCGCTGTACGGCGACATGAGCGAACGTGTGATGAGTCTGATCGAGGCGATGGTGCCGGCAGTTGAGGTGTACAGCATCGACGAGGCATTCGCCGACCTGACTGGCATCGGTGGACTGGATGCCTTGGGCCGACAGATTCGCGCCCAAGTACTTCGTTGCACCGGCATTCCTGTCGGTGTGGGTATTGCTCATACAAAGACTCTAGCGAAGCTGGCAAACCACACTGCGAAACGGCTGCAGTCGCAGACTGGCGGGGTGGTCAATATCACAGATCCGGTTAAGCGGGACTGGGTGCTGCGTAATACGGATGTGGCGGAAGTGTGGGGTGTTGGCCGGAGGATGAAACTCCACCTGGGGGCGATGGGCATCAAGTCGGCCATGGATTTGGCTAAGGCCGACCCTTTGGCGCTCCGCAAGAAGTTCAGCGTTGTGATCGAAAAGACGGCCAGGGAGCTGGGCGGCACGCCTTGCTTGGAGCTGGACGAGCCGGATCCGCCAAAGCAGGAGATCTGCTGCAGTCGGATGTTCGGCCAGCGGCTGACGCAGCTGCCGCCTATCAAAGAGGCGGTGGCCACCTACATGATGCGAGCTTCTGAAAAGCTTCGCGCCCAGAACTCGCTGTGCAAGAAGGTGCGTGTGAGCATCCGTACCGGCATGTTCAATCCCGAGGAGGCGAAATACGCCAACGGTGTGGTGGTAGATATGCCATACCCCACTGACGACGTTCGTCTGCTCACACAGGCGGCGGTAGGGGCTCTTGATCGTGTCTTTCGATCAGGCTTCAAATATAGCAAGGCCGAGGTGATGCTGCTCGACCTATGCCAGCTTGGCGAGTACACCGATGACCTGTTCACTAAATCACAGCCGGCGGAAGCAACTCGGGTGATGGCGATGTTGGACCAAATCAACGAACGGTGGGGGCGCGGGACGTTACGTTCGGCCAGTGTGCCGGCAGATCCTCACTGGGGCATGCGCCGCGAGATGATGAGCCAGAGCTATACGACCAAGTTAAATCAGCTTTGGGTTGTGCCATGTAGATAGCAGGGTAAAGTAACCTCGATATACAATCAGTAGATAGTGTCAATGTTGCTTATGTCGTGTCGTGTCTTGGCTATAGTGGGTTTTTATTGCTCGCAGGACCTGAATAATTTACCCATTTTGTTTCTTAACTGTGCGTCGCAAAATTCGTCCATTCCTAGCATGTGAACTAGTGCATCAATTTGGCTGTTGCTTCGGTGTTCATATGTTAGGAGTAGCTCTATTTGGTAAGTGGTAAGGTATTGATCTAGATATTGATAGGGGTTTAAGTCTTTAGGTAGATGAGACAGCGTGATGTTCCAGTTTAGATACCTTTTAAGTCCATCGTGAAGTCTTTGGTACTCGAAGTGCTGGCGAAGTTCTGACGAGTATGTGTCAATTACTGCGCCTTTGTGCCAGGAGTAAAAGGCGTTAACCTGTTCAGAGTACTCATGAACTACTTTATATATGTCGATATCTGTAGGGGGTTGGAAGATATAGTCGAATGCTTCCTTTTTCCAGTTTTTGTATTCCATCAACTCAAATTTTGTAATGGTGAAATTTACCTCCCTAGTATGCTTTTGGAAATCATAATTAATAGACCAGTTCGCTTCAGCTATTCTCCAGTGAGTGCTGAAATTTCTGAGATCCTGAAGGAAATTATGCAGCCCTAATGTCGAAAAGGTTTGTTGGCGTTTTATGTCGTAATTGTCGACGGGGATCTTTTTTTGAAAGTTTCGAGCATGATCGACTAGCGTCATTAGTGATGAGGTTACGTGGAATAGCTTCTTTTTAACCATTCGAGTATGTGGGTCTGTGGAAGTGATTTGGTTCCAAAAATTTTTGTTTTTACTACGCTCGCCAAAGATGCAAATTTCTTCGAGTAGTTCTGTAGTATTTGTTTGAAAAATCCAAAGAGTGTCGTCCAGTTGTTTCAGAGAGCGCCATAATTTCCCGCCCTCCGTGCTTTCAATTGACTCTCTTGCATCGGTGAAATTGCGGGTTATGGCGGTTTGTATGTCTAGTCTAGACCAAGGATGTGCGATGGAATCTAGATAGCGAGCCATGTCTAATTTGGTCCTGTCAATAGCCTGAATAAAATGTGATATCAAATATCACAAAATTTAAAGTTGCACAAGATGGTATTTTAAGAAGTGGATATCTATTGCTTTCTGTAAGTGTTTGGCGGGCGCTCACAACCGAGATTAGAGTGATTAAGTATCAGTCAGAGAAGATGTTGCCGTGAAAGTGATATGGGGGGTTAATGCTTAGATTTTATAATTATTTTTGTAAATTTCAAAAAGTTGAATCTTGTCTGATTTTATCATGATGGTTTTTCCATTATATGGGATTACTGAGAAGTAATCCCCAAGCTTTCCAATAAAGATGCACCCCGATGAGCAAATACCTAGTGGAGTTTTAATCAT